GTCGACGGGGCGCCGTCGGGCGAGATCGCGGAGGACTTCGGAACGGGCTTCGTCGCGGTCGTGGACATTGTGATCTCCTTCGTTGTCGATCGGTTGTCGGCCCTCTGCATCTTCTCCGGGCTTGGGACCGGCGACAGATCGCGCGATCTGTCGGCTGCATTAGCAAGAGCGCCGGCAGGCCGGCGCTCTCGATCATCGATCATGCGTCATGAACAATCTCGGGCTCGACGACCGTGCCGTGCACCACCTCGCCGCCGCGCACCTCCGCGCGGATCTCGCACTCCTCGGGAGTTGGCAGCCGCCACGGGCACAGGCCTGCGAAGATGCGCAGTCCAGCACTCACATGCTTAGCCGAGATCCCGAGCCCGGCATTGATCGACCTGCCAGCCTCGATTGCGCCCCGGGCCTTGAGCGACCCGCCAGCCTCGATCGTCCAGCCGGCTTCGATCGATCGACCAGATTCGATCGACCCGTCGGCTGCAATCGACCCGCCGGCCTTGATCGACTCGCCGACTGCAATCGACCAACCGGCTTGGATGGACCAGCCGGCCGCGAGCGAGCTGTGTGCCGTGATCGACATGCCGGCTTTGATCGCACCGCCGGCATCGATCGCCGTACCAGCTCCGACCGCCAGCGGGCCCGCAGCTCTGATCGAGCCATCCACGTACACGGTGCCGAGGTGCGGGGCGAATGTGATCGCGCCGTCGCACTCGATATCGCGCGAGTGCTTGTAGACGTTGTTCTCGTCGAGGTCGGCCTTGGTGATGAGTAGGTCGGTCACGGGGTCACCTCCTCGGGCTCGACGACCGTCCCGTGCACCACCTCGCCGCTGCGCACCTCCGCGCGGATCTCGCACTCCTCGGGAGTTGGCAGCCGCCACGAGCACAGGCCTGCGAAGATGCGCAGCCCAGCACTCACACGCTGGGCTGTAATCTCGAATCCGGCGTGGATCGACCGGCCAGATCCAATCGACGAGCCGGCGCGGATCGCACAGGCGGCCTTGATCGACCTGCCGGCTTCGATCACTTTCGCGGCTGTGATCGACCCGTCGGCTGCGATCGACCTGCCGGACTTGATCGACCCGTCGGCCTTGATCCATTCACCGGCTTCGATCGATCGGCCGGCTTCGATCGATTGGCCGGCCTTGATCCATTGGCCGGCTTCGATCGATCGGCCGGCTTCGATCGATTGGCCGGCCTTGATCCATTGGCCGGCTTCGATCGATCGGCCGGCTTCGATCGATTGGCCGGCTTCGATCGACTCGCCGACCTTGATCGACTCGCCCACCGCGATCGATGTGCAAGCGCCAACAGTCAGCGAGCCCGCAGCGCGAATCGAGCCGTTCACGTACACGGTGCCGAGGTCTTCGGCGCACGTGATCGACCCGTCGCACTCGATGTTGCGCGAGTGCCGGTAGACGTTTTGCGCGTCCAGGTCCGCCTCGGTGATGAGTAGGTTGGTCACGGGGTCACCTCCTCGGGCTCGACGACCGCGCCGTGCACCACCTCGCCGCCGCGCACCTCCGCACGGATCTGGTACTCCTCTGCCCTGGGCAGCCGCCACGGGCACAGGCCTGCGAAGATGCGCAGCCCAGCACTCACCGATTGGGCCGAGATCCCGAGGCCGGCATTGATCGACCTGCCAGCCTCGATCGACCCGCGGGCCTTGATCGACCCGCCAGCCTCGATCGACCAGCCGGCTTCGATCGACCTGCCAGCATCGATCGACTTGCCGACTTCGATCGACCTGCCGGCTTCGATCGACCTGCCGGCCTTGAGCGACTTGCCGACTTCGATCGACCTGCCGACTTCGATCGACCAGCCGGCCTTGAGCGACTCGCCGGCTTTGAGCGACTCGCCGGCCTTGATCGACCTGGCGGCTGTGATCGACTCGCCGGCTGCGATCGACTTGCTGGCTGCGATCGACCAGCCGGCTTCGATCGCCACGCCGGCCTTGATCGACTTGCCGACTTCGATCGACTCGCCTGCTCGGATGGACCAGCCGGCAGTGAGCGACCTGTCGGCGGTGATCGACATGCCGGCCTTGATCGACCTGGCGGCATCGATCGCCGTGCCAGCGCCGACCGCCAGCGGGCCAGCAACCCTGATCGAGCCGTTCACGTACACGGTGCCGAGGTTCGCGCCGAATGTGATCGACCCGTCGCACTCGATGTCGCACGAGTGCTTGTAGACGTTGCGCTCGTCCAGGTCGGCCTTGGTGATGAGTAGGTCGGTCACGGCCGTGCCTCCTCCCGCGCGGCCTCCCGCGCGGCCTGCCGCGCCTCGCACGCGGCGCGGCGCGCCGCCTCGCAGGCGTCGCAGACTTGCATCCCGTCGCCGTAGGCCGACGCCAGCAGGTACTCCTCGCCGGCACCGAGGTCGACGGGCCCGAGCAGGCGCCCGTCGCGGGTGCGGATCTCGCCGTCTAGCGTATCCACGATGACGCCGGGGCAGCCGCAGTCGGCGCACTGGTCGCGTTGCGCGGTCACGGCAGCACCGAGTTCGCTCGGTGACTCGACCGCGTGGACGGTTGCCGGTCCGCGATGAGGGACTTCGACGATCCAGATTCGCGTATTCATGTTCGATCTCCTTCGTTTCAATCGGCTTGTGCCTCCCTCTGCGTCTACGGGCTTGGGACCGTTCGCGTCGCACGCGCGACGCGAGCCGCATTGAGGCGCGGCGCGCGCTTCCTGGCGCGCGCCGCGATCGTCTATCAGAACGCCAGCTCAATCACCTTGCCTGCCGCGCGGTCGATCTTGACCCGCTCGTCGGTGTGCGCAGTCTGCTGCGACATACGCGTCAGGCCTGAGGCTATACCCCAGGCGCTGAGCGGCGAAGCGCCGCGCAACTCCGGCATCCCAGTCACGCCGTCGATCGCCGCAACAAGCGTGCGCTGCGGCAGGCCGACCTTCTTCGCCAACGATTCGGCAACCTCGGCCGAATCGTCGCCGAGCACGAGTGCCATCGCGCGCTTCGTGCGCTCGATCTCCATTTGCGCGCTTGCACGCGCATAATCGCCGATCGCGATCGACGCATCGCGGAATCGATCTCCAGCGCGATCGCCGAGATGAATCACGCGGAACTGAGTCACGCCCCTCGCGCCCCAGACGATATGATTGCCGCAGATGCCATCGCAGAGGAAGCCGGTCAGCTCCAGCGAGATCCCGCCGACCTCGCTGTTATGGACCATCACGCCGCGCCACAGTGGCGCAGCGCCGGGCAGCTCGATCGGGGTCCGCGGATCGACCAAAAACGCGAAGCAGTCGTGCATCGAACCGTACAGACCGGCCGGTGCGATCAGATCGCCGACGTGTACCGCTGTGCCTCCGCCAGGCGCGATCGTCCCGAAAGCATCGACGTCTGCCTGCGTGGCCATGCGCGTCCCGCGCTGGCCTGGCCGCGCCGGTCGTGCGGGCGGCACGACCCAGCCGTTCTCTGCGAGCCGCCCGATAAAGTCGGCGATCTCGGCGTCCCAGATGCGCCCGTAGCGTGGACTCGTCGAGCCGCGCACGAGCAGGCCGGTCGAGGTCTCGACCATGAGCAGTGTGCGCTCTTGTGCGTTAGTGCGCTGCCGGTGCGCCTCGCCGAGTGCGGTTGCCGCGGTTTGCGGTGACAGTGTCCGGAGAAAAGCCGCCGGCGCTCCCACCGACTGGCACTCCTGCGTGAATGCGTGCGTGCTCATACGGGCCTCGGATCCGGTCGGACCGACGATCACGACCTCTTCGCCGCGCGCGGCGAATGCGAGGCGGTTCGCCGCGATGGGCTGCGTCACGATCGCCGCTTGGCGCTTGCCGCGCGCCCAGGCTGCCCACTCCTCGATGCTCCCGAAGCGCTCGTCATCGGGCCGCGTCGCCCATTGGGCCGACGCCTCCATCAGGTTGCCGCCGGGCAGCTTGCGCTGCTGGACCGCGCAGCGGCTGCCGTTCGTCGTTGTCATGCTGACCATATTCGTTCTCCTTCTCGCCTGCGACCGTCCGTCGCGCGGCATCGTACCGCGCGTCCGCCCGGCACCACGCGGAGGTGGTCGCTTGCCAGGCTAGCGGGCGATGCTTGTCGCACCGTCCGCCGATCTCCTTCGCGCCGCTGCGCCGCCACTCGCCGGGCTCGGGGCCTCGGTCGCGGGAATCGCTTGCGTCGCCGGCTGTTCTGCTGTCGCCCTTCTTACTTCTTAGAGGCGCCAGCCGTCGGGCCGCCGGGGTCTGTTCCGGCCTCGGCCCTGCGCTCGCGTTGCCAACGGGACCAATATCCCAGGAATCGGGCATATAGGCCAGGGAAATCCGGGAACACACCGGATGCTGTAACCTCCCACGGATCCCGGGTTTACGGCGATGCCCCCGGTTGCGGCTCCGGCCGGGGCTTGCCCGCCCAGGCAGCCTGCGGCGTAGGATGCCGGCATGGCCCAGACGACACGATCGCGCGCGCTGCGTTCCGGACGCCGCCCCGCCCCCATTGCTCGCACCGCGGCGCGGTGCCCTAGCCTGCGGCTGCGGCGGCTGGCAGCCAAGTTGTCCGCTCAGGCGCTGGTCGATCTAGTCGCCGCACGTACCGGCTTCTCTATCTCCACATCGACGCTGTACGATTGGGAAGACGAACGGCTCGCGCTGCGCGTTCCGCTTGTCGCGCGCCGCGCAATCGCGCAGGTGCTCGGCTGCGACGAGTCCGATCTCACGCGCGTGGCGAGGTTGCGGTGACAGCAGCCATCGCCACGCGCCCAGCCCTATGGCCGCATCAGCGCGCGATGGTCGACCACGCGCGTGCGCGTACCGCTGCGTTGTGGCACTGCGGCATGGGAGTTGGCAAGACTGCTGCGGCAATCCACCTTGCTGAGGAGACGTGCGCGCGACTCGTGCTGGTAGTTTGCCCATTGTCCGTCTGTTCGGTTTGGACGCACCAAGTTGCGCTTCATGGCGACGGTTCATCCGACGTGATCGAGCTTGGCCGCGGCTCTGTCAAGGACCGCGCACTAAGGCTGGCGCGAGCGATCGCATCCGCGAAATCGAATCCTGCCCGAACGCTGTACGTCGTCGTCAACTACGACAGCGCATGGAGACCGGCGCTTGCGGCGCCGCTACTTGCGGCGCGCTGGGATCTATTGATCGCAGACGAATCGCATCGCGGCAAGTCTCCGATGGGCCGCGCATCGCGTTTCTTGGAACGTCTCGCGCCGCAATGCGTGCGCCGCATAGCTCTGACCGGCACGCCGATGCCACACTCGCCGCTCGACATCTTCGCGCAGTTTCGTTTCCTCGACAGCTCGATCTTCGGTCGCTCGTTCGTGCGCTTCCGGAATCAGTACGCGATCGTCGACACGCGCCCTGGGTTTCCGGCTCTGCGCGGATGGCGGAATCAGGATGACCTTGCGCAGCGCATGGCGCGCATCACGTTCTCGGTCGGACGTGAGGTGCTGACGCTTCCGCCTGCGATCCATGACACGCGCGACGTGACGCTAGATCCAGCAACGCGCCGCGCATACGCGCAGATGGACGAGAACCTCGTAGCACAGGTCGGCTCAGGCGTAGTCACAGCAGAGAACGGGCTCGTCCGACTGTTGCGTCTGCAACAGCTTACAAGCGGGTTCTGCTCCGTTGATGCGGATCCGATGGACGCGCTCATCACCGGCGCGACTTCCAGCGTGACGAGGATCAGCACCGAGAAGGAAGACGTGCTTGCCGACCTGCTCGAAGACCTGCCGGACGACGAGCCGATAATCGTCGTATGCCGCTTTCGCCCAGACCTCGATAGCGTCCACGCTGCCGCTGCGCGTCTAAAGCGAGGATCGCTTGAGCTGTCCGGTCGACGCAAGGAACTTGCAGCATGGCAACAGCCCGGAGCTGCGCCGATCCTCGCACTACAGATTCAGTCGGGCGGTGTCGGAATCGATCTGACGCGCGCGCGCTACATGGCGTTCTACTCGCTGGGATTCTCCCTCGGCGACTACGAGCAGGTTCTGGCGCGCGTTCACCGACCAGGCCAGCAGCGCACCGTCTTCTATTACCACCTTGTCGCGCGCGAAACGGTCGATGGCGTTGTGTATGGCGCGCTGCGTGCAAAGGCGCGCGTGATCGATGCGGTTATCTCGGACATGAAGCAGCGCGCCGAGGCGCGCGGAACTGGAGGATGACTTAATGGAACATGCACAGAGCATCGACGGCGCTGCCCGCGCGATCGAGCCGATGCGACGGCTCGCCGCGCTACACTTCCAAATCGAAGGCACCGAGGCGCAGCTCAAGGCGCTGAAAGCCGAGGCTGAGAGTTTGGAGCAAGTCTGCCTGGCGACGTTCGTCGAGATGGGCATCGACTCGCTACCGCTCGCGATCGACGGCCAGCCTGTAAGCGTGCACCTGCACCGCACGTTGCGCACGACGAAGGCCGATGGAGTCGAAATGCAGGCTGCCGTCGACGCACTCAAGGATGCCGGACTAGGCTGGCTCGTGCGCGAGCAGTACGTCGCACAGACGCTCGGCAGCTGGGTGCGCGAAGAACTTGCAGCAGGTCGCGTGCTGCCGCCGACGTTGACGACGCTGTTCGACATCCGTGAGATAACCGATGTGCGTGTCACACGCACGACGAGGCAGGAATCCGCGAGTTCGCGCGCGGCGAAAACACTACGCGCGCAGTCGAAGACCGAGTAGCCAGAAGGAGGACCCGTCATGCCCGATATCGTTCCGTACAAGTCCACGCTTCCGCAGATCGCAGACGACTCGGCTCCTACAGAGCTGATCGAGGCGATCGAATCGAACGCCGACATCGGCCTACGCGACCTGCCGCGCCTCAAGATCCCGCGCGGCGGATCAACGGTGTGGGAGGTCCGAACGGGCGAAGGCGTAGAGGCCGAGAAACACCTCGATGTCGTGTTGCTGGCCGTCTACGCCAAGCAACGCGCATGGTGGGCGCATGACGTCTCGGACGGCGATCTTACTCCGCCGGATTGTTCCTCGATCGATGGCCTGAATGGCATCGGCAACAATAGGCTCGATCTCGCGCCGGAAGGTGCCGGCGAGCACGACTGCATCACGTGCACGAACAGCGCGTGGGGAAGCTCACGCAAGGGCGGCCGTGGAAAGGACTGCTCCGAGTTCGCCATCGCACTCGTGCTGCATTCGCGCAACTTCCTGCCCACGTGGCTCAAGATCCCTCCGACGTCGCTCAAGGCGATGAAACAATATTCGCTCGACCTGATGAACCTGCGGCAGAAGTCGACAGACGTGCTTACGCGCATCAAGGCGAAAGCTGTCGGTGACGGCCAGATTCAGTACGCCGTGCTGGAGTTCGCCGTCGCAGCTAGACTTTCTGCCGAGGAGTCCGCGCGCTCGCGCAGGCTGGCCGAGTCGTTGCGCGGACGGTTCGCACCGCGGCGCCTGGACATGGGAACGATAGCGCACGCCGAAACTGGCCGCGACAACGAGCTGGGCGGATCGGTCGAGCGCCCGGCAACGATGGACGATCTCGGGCAGGAATCGTGATCGACGGGCGCAGCCGTGCCGTCGCTCGCTACAGCTGACTTCCTCGCCGAGATGTTCGGCGATCGCGTCGGAGAAGGGCACGAGATCGTGCTCTTTTCCGACAAGCGGTCTACATGGTGCCGCACGATTGGCGACGCACTCAAGGCCATTCAACGCCTGAACGAGTCGAACGACACCTATTATCACGTCGCCTTGCATGACCGCGCCACGGCGATTGCAGAGGCTCGTGAGCGCGCTGCGCGTGAGCAACGACAGGAGCCGAAGTCTGTCAGCGCGACGCGCGGATGTTCGGAGTCAGCTCGCGCGCTGCCTGGAGTATGGGCCGATATCGACATCGCCGGAGTTGGGCACGAGAAACACGGACTAGCTCCGACGCGCGAGGCAGCGTTGGATGCTTTGGCGAAGATGCCGCTCGTTGCGACAACCGTGCTGTGGACTGGAGGCGGACTGCACGCATACTGGCGCTTCAGGGAGCTGGAGGACGTCGCGACTAGGGAAGCGCGCGCGATTGCGGCTAACCGCGGTCGCGGATGGCAGCAGCTCTATACGGCCATCTCGGGTTTCTCGATCGACGCCACGCACGACCTTGCGCGCGTGCTGCGGCTGCCTGGGCTGCGCTCGCACAAGCGCGACGTGATCGTAGATGCAATCGTTAGAAATAACGTCGCGTACAATCCTAGCGACTTCGACGAGTACGCCGCATCGGGACCGGAGCCATGCGTGATCGCAGCCGGCTCGTTCACGCTGCGCGAAGTCGCGTTTCCTCCGCGCGAGAAACTGCGCGCGTTGCTTGATCTTGACGCGCGATTCACCGCGACGTGGATGCGCAAGCGGCGAGACCTTCCATCGCAGTCGGAATACGACTTGTCGCTTGCATCGATGGCGTCGCGCGCAGGTTGGAGCGATCAGGAGATCGTAGACCTGCTAATAGCGCACCGTGCGATGCACGGACAGGAGCCGAAGTTGCGCACGGACTACTACCAGCTCACTCTGGGTCGCGCGCGCTCGGACAGCGCAGCTGATCGAGCTGTAGCGGCGTTGAACGATGCCGTCTCGCAACCGGCTCAAGCGGCGCAGGCTGGCCCTGTCCGCGCATCTAGTCATTCGCCAAAAGCAAACAGCCAGACTCGGGCCGCAAGCGCGCCTACGGCAATACAGGCCGCTAGCGGCAACTCTGCTTTTGACCGCGCTACGGCGTTGACGAACGTCTCGACGGTCGTCGGCGCGCGCGTCGAGCGCGTGCTGAAATACCGCGGCGATCCGCCTTCGTTCGCGATTGAGATCGACGGGATACACGTAACGCTTGGCAGCGTCGACGTGATCTTGAGACCGCGGCAGTTTCGATCGGTTATTGCCGCGACGTCCGGTCACGTGATGCGCTCGATGAAGGACTCCGCTTGGCAACCGGTCGCGCAGATGCTCCTGCGATTGGCCGAGGAACAGGACCTCGGTCCAGATTCGAAACCGAGCGATTTGGTGCGCGACTGGCTCGCCGGATACCTGTCGGCATATCCGGTCGAGACGCGAGAGGAGTATCGCGACGCGACGATCACAGCGCGCAATCCAGTCGAAATCAGCGGCGCGGTCGTGATCTTCCTTGAACCGTTCAGCCAGTGGGTCGTGGCGCACGGGCACCCGTCGCGCCAGCAGACTATGCGCTCGTGGCTTGCGAAGCACCTGCGCGTGCTTGGCGCGACGACCACGGTTCTCGCGTACTTGCGTCGGCACGGAGACGGCGAGCGGCACGACATGATGAGAACCACGGCTTTCGGCTGGGTATTGCCCGCCGGGCTGGTATCGACCCGAGAGAAGCGTCCGGCGCGGGCGGAGAGGGCACTATGATCGAGTTGCGCCGCGCCAGGCGGCCTATACGCCAGAATCCCGCCAGGCGGCCTACGGCGCGCTGTGGCGCATCCTTGCCTGGGTACGCCTGGGAGGCCTACCGGGACTCCGCGCGCGCAGCCGCGGCCCTAGGGCGCGACGTAGGCCATCGTTCGTTTTGCGGCTCCAGTCGGCCTCGCGCGCGCGCGCGCGCGCCCCTACACATGCGCAAATCAACATCATGTATGCCTTCAAAAAACGGCTAAATATACTAAACGCTAAACAAAGCGGAAAAACCCGATAGAAACTGGCGTCAAGGGAAAAATGACACTAAAACCGCTATTTATGGCCGGGCCGCCTCCGGCAGAGTCCCAGGTGGGCCGATGACGCGCCGAGAGTATCGCGTCATCGGTCCGCCTGGGACTTGAAGACCGGCAAAACGCATGACATGGCGCAGCGCGTCGAGCGTGCCGCCGAGAAGCACGGTGCAAACCGCGTGATGGCAGTCAGCTTCACGCGCTCTGCTGCCCGCGTCATCGCATCGCGCACAGAACTGCCGCGCGAGAACGTCGGAACGCTCCACGCTCTCGCATACCGCGCGCTCGGTAGACCGACTATCGCAGAGACGAAAGCCGACGAGTGGAACGAGCACGTTGACCGCGATCCTGAACTCGCGCTTGATTCCAGCGGAGCGAAGGATGTCGATCTCGATGGAGACCGAGTTATCGAGATGCATTACGGAGAAACTAAGACCGGATCCGAAAAGCTATCCGCGATCCAAACGCTGCGCGCGATCGACAGACCTGAACACCTGTGGCCGGTGGACCTGCTCGATTTCTGGTCGCGATGGAGATCGTGGAAACGTGAAGCGAACTACCTCGACTTCACCGACCTGATCGAAGTCGCCGCGGATATGTGTCCAACCGCGCCTGGTGATCCGGCGATTTTCTGCGCCGATGAGACGCAGGACTTATCGCCGCTCGAATGGAAGCTAGTGCGCGTATGGGGGGAAGCTGCTGAGACCGGATTGCTAGTCGCGGCTGACCCAGCCCAGTGCATCTACAACTGGAAAGGCGCATCACCGCGCTTGTTCTTCGAGCCGCCGATCCCAGCAGAGGACTATCGCGTGCTGCGCCAATCCTTCCGCGTTCCGCGCCGAGTCCACGCGCGCGCGGTGTCGTGGCTTGCACAATCGCAGAGCGACGTAATGCACGAGTATCTGCCGCGTGACGCCGACGGAGCGGTGCGCAGGATGCCGAGCGGTGGACCGTCCGCGTCTACGTGGCAGTCACCGCGTGTTATCGCCGAGATCGCGGCTGCTGACGCTCGCAAGACTGGTCGTACGCATATGATCGTCGCGAGCTGCGCGTACATGCTCCAGCCGCTGCTGCGCGAACTACGCGAACTCGGCGAGCCGTTCCACAACCCGTATCGCCTTGCTGCCGGCGCCTGGAATCCGATGCGCGGAGCAACTGAACGCCTCGTTGACTTCCTAGGTCCAGTGCGTCCGGACCTAGTTCGAGCCGAATCTGCAACCCGTGCCCTGCCCATTTGGGCCGATAGCGACTCTTCTCAAAGCGCAAGAGAAGGCCAGGAGCAGCTAGGAAGACAACGCCTGTGGACCTGGACGGAACTGTGGAGCTGGGTGTCGGAGCTGCGTGCATCGGACACGATCAGGCACGGAGCAAAGGTCGAACTTGAAGAACGAGCGAAGGCCGACGCAAGGCGACCGATCGACGATCGTGATCCTGTCAGCGCATCCGAGCTTCGTCGCATCCTGGAGCCTGGGGCGCATGAGCAGCTCAAGCGCGATCTACAGACCGACCGACCGTGGACATTCATCGCCGAGCGGCTTCTACCTTCACGCACGAAGCTGTGGAGATACGCACTCAACGTCGCTGATAAGCGCGGAGCTAGCGCGCTACTCGAACGGCCGAAACTGATTATAGGCACGATTCATAGCGTCAAAGGCGGCGAGGCCGACTGTGTATGGGTATGGCCTGACCTGTCTCCATCGGCGCACGCGCAATGGTCCGGCGGAGACGATGGCCGTGACGCAATCACGAGGACGTTCTACGTGGCGATGACCAGGGCGCGCGAGGAGCTTGTGCTCTGCGGTGCATCTGGACCGATGGCGGTGGACTGGTAGAGATGGAACAAAAGGAGCGTGAATCGTGGTTTTATCTCTCGCCAAGTACCTGGACATGAGGCCGGACACGCAACAACGGCTGAGATACTGGGAGTGGATCCGCCGCGGAGTCACCCAGGAGCAGGTCGCCAAGGCGCAGGAGGTCATCGGGAGATATACACCCGATGGCGTGCGCCGGCTGAAGGCCAATCTCCCGGAGTGGGCCGATGCAACGGACGTGCGCGACTACGTCGCAGCCGAGATCGCGCTGGCATTTGAGACGGAGGTGGACCGCGCCATCACGACCACGTCGACGTATGTCCGCGTCGCGAATGGCGGCCGGATCAGGTTCGCTGATCATCGCGGATCTGGCCGTCTGGCGCGGTCGCCGCACGACGTATTCGACGTCGCCCGCGACCTGGACCGCGCGGTGCGGGCGGCGCTGTCCGACACGCTGTCGTACGCGTGCGTGCTGTCCTGGCAGCAGATCGAAGCACGGCTTCCGATCCGCGATGAAGAGGCCGCCGCCAGGGCGTCCGCGTTGATCGCGCAAGCACAGGGCGCGTCCACGCAGCCAACGGGCGGATAGCGTAATCAGTACACCTGCGGCTACCTCGCCGGCCTCGCCGAGGGGCTGCGTAGGGCGAATGACAACAAGGAGACCTGATGGACATTCAGAGACCGCACGGCGTCTTCACGGAGCGCAGGAAGTTATGACCACAACCCTATGCATCGGGCGCCTGCGCCAAGGCTGGAACCGCCTCGGCGATCACGTCGGCTGCCACCACTTCAAGACTGTCGGCACGCACATCGTCACCGCGCGCAGCATGGCGCTCAGGCCGGAGGACTACCTGTGAGCGCCATCGAGGATTGCATCGCGCACGTCGCGCAGGGATCCACGGATCCGAACGGCGGCGCGCTGGCGAAGGAAGCGCTGGCCGAGCTGGCCGAGCTGCGACGGCGGATCGACTGGCTAGTGGCACAGGCTGCCACATCGGGTCCGCGCGCCGAATGGACCACCACCCCACCGACGGAGCACGGGTACTACTGGATGAGGCCGCGGATCGCGCGCGACCTTCCGTTCGTGGCTCAGTTATGCGATCAGGACGAACGCGGCCGGTACGGTGATCACTGGTGGTTGATGGCGCATACGCGCGCTAGTTCCGGGACCGACCTGAGCGATGCCGGATTCGAATGGTGGCCTGAGCCCATCGCCCATCCCCGCACCCATACCTGATAGCGCTATCGCGCAGAAGGAAACCACATGAAGAAGAAACTTAAATACGTCATCGTCCGAACATTCTCGGCCGGCGTGTTCGCTGGAGAACTGGAGTCGCGCAAAGGGCGCGAGGTCGTGCTCCGCAACGCCCGCCGAATCTGGTACTGGGCAGGGGCGGCTTCGCTGTCCGAGCTGGCGGTGCATGGCACGAGCAAGCCGGCAGAGTGCAAGTTCCCGGTGGCCGTCGATCGTATCGAGCTCCTCGAAGCCATCGAAATCCTCGACGTGACGCCCGCCGCGCGCAAGTCGATCGAGGAGGTGCCGGTGTGGTCAGCGAAGTGAAGGGCTCGGGCTGTGGCTCGGGCTGTGGCTCGGGCTCGGGCTTGGGCTCGGGCGATGAATCGGGCTCGGGCGATGGCTCAGGCTCGGGCTTGGGCTTGGGCTGGGGCTCGGGCTTGGGCTTGGGCTCGGGCGATGAATCGGGCTCGGGCGATCGCTCGGGCTGGGGCTCGGGCTCGGGCTGGGGCTCGGGTGATGACTCGGGCTGGGGCTCGGGCTCGGGCTCGGGCTCGGGCGATGGCTCGGGCTCGGGCTCGGGCTGGGGCTCGGGTGATGGCTGGGGCTCGGGTGATGGCTGGGGCTGGGGCTGGGGCTGGGGCTCGGGTAGCGGAACCGCGCAGGAGCAACCATGAGCCGCGACGCGCTGCGCCAACTCGAAGCACCCTGCACGTGCGATACAGAACAACCGGGGCGTAGGCTAGGTGGAGCAGACCAACCGCAGACGTGCGGCAGCGCAGGTTCGAGTCCTGCCGCCCCGACCATCAAGCAACTGCGCGCCAAGCTGCGCCGGCTCGATCGCGCGATTCAGCGCCTTGACGACCAGAGGCGACTTGACGATCTGCTGCGCGTCGAGGATGCGCGCGCTCGCCGAACACGCGCCTTCCGCGACGCCGCGCGCAAGCGCGTGAGGCTGGAGATCAAGAGGAGGAAGCCGTGACCCGCCTTGGAGGCCGCACGCCATGAAGATCGCCAAGTGTCGTTGTCGTTGCATCCCCTGGTGCGTGACGACCTGGGGGCCAGACTTACCGAGGCGTACCGCGATCTGGTGTCGCTCTGGGTTGCTGCCTACTTGCGCCCTGACGAGGGTCGTCAAAGGACGGAAGGACGAGGCGATCAGAACGTGGAACCGCTTGATGGCGAGAAAGAGGAAGCCGTGACCCGCATCTGGACTGCCTCGAAGCTGCTTCTCGCCTGGGGCCTGTTCAAGCTCGACCGCAAGATCACGGTCGCGTGGTCCGCGCGAATCCTGCGGACGTGCGACGTGCCGGGACACGAACACGGCGTGACGATCCTCGCCGATAAACTGGAGGGCAGGAGACCATGACCGACCTACTCATCACCAAGGCCGACCTCGACGAGAACAACGTCTACAAGCACTCGCGCGATATCGAGTGCGACGGCGCGATCACATTCGCCCCGCACCTCGGCAACGTGATCGTGAATGGCTCGATCAGGGCTGCGGGATCGCTGGCGGTAAGCGCTGGTACGGCGATCGAGGCTAGCAGGTCGATCAAGGCTGGCGAGTCGATCGAGGCTGGCTGGTCGATCAAGGCCGGCGAGTCGATCGAAGCCGGTTGGTCGATCGAAGCTGGCGGGTCGATCGAGGCTGGCTGGTCGATCAAGGCTGGCTTCACCGTGTCGGCCAAGTGGATTAGCGCGCGACTGCGCATCTTCGCAGGCCTGTGCTCGTGGCGGCTGCCAACTCCCGAGGAGTGCGAGATCCGCGCGGAGGTGCGCGGCGGCACGGTGGGACACGGGACGGTTGTGGTGCCCGCCGAGAAGGTGAAGCCGTGACCGCCCACGACCCGATCGAGCTGGCGCGCGAGGCGCTGGACCTGAACTGTGACGGCACTCCGTACACCTTGCTCGCGCACGCGCAGACGAACTACGGCGTCATCTGCCGCGTACTGCTGATCGACGGGAAGAGGCCGCGATGACCACCTACTGCCCCCACGGCGCGCACGACGCCGCCGAGCGCACCAAGCGCGCCGACCCCCGCGTGGTCGCGGCTCTCGCACCCTGCACATGCGCCGTGGACTGGACCGATCGCGGCCTGTCGAGCCCGGATTGCGCGCTCTGCCAGCACGGGGATACTGTGCTCGACGCGCTCAAGGCCGAGCGACGGCGGGCGCTGGAGGACGCCTGCCGCACCGTCTGCGCGTCGTGCAATCTCGACGACTGGCCGGTGGAGCGGATAGAAAGGACCAACGTGACGACCGGCAAGACAACCCACGAATGGGAGCACGTCTGCCCCGACAACGTCGGCGATGACGAGGACGACGAGCCGCCGGAGTGGTGCGCCGCGACCGAGATCCGCGACCTGATCGCCGCGGAAGAAGAGCTCGATGAAGAGTAAGCAAGCCGGCTGCGCGCCGTCGCCGCCGCGATGGGGATGTACCTGCAAGTGAGGCCGATCGAAGAGGAGAAGCCTGATGCGCCCTGACGAGCTGCCCAAGTGCGAGTCCTGCGGGTCCTGGCACGACGCCATGTCCGGGGTGTCCGAGGTGTCCGAGGTGTACCTGTCGCGCGGACCCGGCAAGCGCGCGCTGTGGTGCAAGATGCTGTGCGACTCCTGCGCCGTCGCGCTGGCGCTGGCGGTCGATAGCCTGGCCGCGCGATTGAAGGAGAAGGTGGCCGATGGATGACTATGAACTGACCGACGAGGAGCGCGGCGCGATCGAGAAGTCGCGCGAGTGGGCGCGGCAGGAGGGGCTGCGTAGGGCGAAGTATAACAAGGAGACCTGATGGACACGCAACTACCGCACAGTATCGTTCCTGAGCCTTATACCTGTCCTGTCTGTGGCGCGATCTTCACGCCGAAGTCCCGCACTAGTCCTGGCGTCGTTAGGCTGTGCAGTAAGTCATGCCAGATCGAGTACGCCAAGCGAAAGAGCCGCGAGCGCGGATGGTCGAGCTACGGCAGGAAGAAAGGTTCTAGCGGCAGGTCGGCGCCTGAGATAGGCTGATCGGCCGTGTGGGCAGCGGGAGCGTTCGAGTCTTACTAGGAGCAGTCAGATGAACGTCAAGAAATCCGCCGGCATCCTCGCGGCAACCGTAGTTATATCCTGCTCAGCAAAGGCCGGCGAGCGCACGCTGACCGGAACGATCGTAGGACAGATCCAGACGTACAACTTGCGCGCGAACAACGCGCAAGGAGAGCCGATCGAGACCGACGTCGGAGTCCAGTACGCGGTTCCGCGCTGGGATGGATACGACGAACACGGAACGTGGGTCGGCTGGGATAGGCTCCAACGCGTCGATGTCCAGACGCAGGCGTTCCTGTTCACGAATGGAGACTTCGAGAACGTCTCAGCCACACCGCTGTGGTGGGCAGTCGACCACGGAGCACGCGCGTGGTACTCGATCGGATCTCCAGCAGGAGGACCGACGCCGCATGGTGCGGCCGAGTTCGGCGGCGGGATCCAGGCGTATCTCTACGGCGCTAGCACCACGCCGGCCTTCGATGGCGTGCATGACTTCGACGGAAGCTCTGGCGGATGGTGGGGCGGAGCCGGACCTGTAGCCATAGTCGAGTCGTGGTACGTCGATGCGCGGCACGAACGCGTAATGCGGGCACTATGCGGGAACGGAATCGTTCCGGTTACGCTCAACCTGCGATCGCACTTCGAGCATATTGAGTCGTCGCATTGGAGCTTTCGCGCACGTACGTATATCATTCCGCAAGAAATCCCTTACCAGCCGCAGCCGGCAACGATGATCCGCGTCACGTATACCTGGGCCGATCCAGGTCAGCAGGTCTACACGCATGAAGTGACGCCTTGGCAGGAAGTCGGGACGCTATGGTCGCCGATGATGGCGACGCAGCAGCCGATGACTGGAACCGGCGTTGCCAACTACGATGGAACGCTGTTTCCTCCGGTCTGGACCACGTGGCCGCAGATCATGCCTGGCGCCGCGAGCGTCACGCTTGAAACCTCGTCGCGCAGCCTCGTCTGCTTCGGCGTCGAGAACGTCGATCCGCTACCGCAGTTCTGCAGCGGATGGGGCGTGCATTACGTCGATTGCGGTGCGCCGTTCTACAGCAACGGCATCGGCTACAACTTCGGCGTCGGATCGTCGCAACAAGACCTCGGCGCGTTCGATGGCGTGATCGACTACCGAGGTGGAAGCGGCATCGACAGGTTCGCTGCTCAGGGTGGATCGTCATACCATCAGATGGATACGCTTTCGGCTCCGTGGCAGATCGCCCCGCTAGAAGCCGGGCCGACCGACTGCTACTGGCGCCTGCGCTCATGCAGCGCGGCGTTCGTTCCAGAGTTCCTCGATGCGCCGATATCGTGGTGGATGCGTAGCGGAATCCACGTCAGAGCACGTCTCGTCGTGCGAAAAACCCTTCCGTAATGGCGCAAAACGGGAAATCTGCAACCCGTGCCCCGGCCCTTGATTCCAATCATGATGTATCGAATCTCCTGTTACAGTCGATGCGCGAGTCATGCGGGCTAGGCTGATCGTGCGATGAGCAGCTCGGTCGTATCACTCGTGCTGTGGAACGGGCGCACGATCAGCGTCCCGCTTCGCGAGGGATGGACGCACCTCGCGGGCCCGCTCGGTATACACGTAATGATCGAGTCGGACGGCACGATCTCGCTTCGGATTTCGTGCGGTGTGATCGATGCTCCAGATGGCGCGGGATCGGTCGTCATGCGGCGCGTGATCCTGCGAGCTGACTACGACTGCGATCCGTGGCCGCGCGCGCGCGCGTTGCGCAGGACGGCCGGCGCGAATGAGTGGACGATCGAGCACGGCGGCAAGGTTGGCGCACCGTGGGTCTTTACCGCGCGCTCGGCATTGCGCCTGCGCTTGCGACCAGCCGGCTCCATGCAGTCGACGGAGGCTATCCTGGCCGCGCGCCTGCCCTGCACGCGCGCGCTGGCGATCGCCCCCGGTGTAGATGTTCCGGTCACGGCGCTCGCGCCAGAGGCCGCCGTAGGCCGCCTGGGGCGCATGCTAGCGGCGCTAGTGTCTGGCGCGGTCGATACCGGAGTCGGTATTCAGAGCGCGGCCGGCGCTGTGCGGCATGGCTTAGGCTGGCCGCAGGCTGGATCACCAGGCGGTGACGGCCTGGATTTCCTGCCTGGGACGCTCGATCCACGTCTGGACCTGCTGACGGCGGCCCTGTGGGCGGACCGACATGCCGTCGACGCGCTGCGCTGCGGCAACGGCTGGCCGGTTGACGCGGCCGAGACGTTCGATGGCAGCTATTCAGGGGCGCGTGGATGGTACCGCGCTTCCAGTCTGCCGGCTTTTGCCTTGGCCGTCTTGCACGAGCAGCGTACTCGACCGAAGGCGTGGCCGTCGACCGATCAGGAATTGCTCGACACAACGATAGAGCGCGATATGCTCGTATCGCACGACCTGGGCATCGATTTCTGGTCGTCTCCGCAGCCTGTCGATCGGCAGCACGAGCGCCGCGTAACCGCGCCTCTAGAGGCGGCTGCCGTACTGTGGGGCGATCGCCTTGCTGGCGTTGATCTGCTGTCGTGCGCTGGAGATGCGGCGCTGGAATGGACAAGTAATGAGTGCTTCGGGCTGCTAGATTCTGCGCGCTCGGATCCTGGTCATGGATCGCCAGCATTCGGCCGCGCGACGTGGTGGGCGCTCGATACTCTGCGGCTAGGGAGTTTCGTAGATCGTGCAGATGTCATCGCTCAGGCAGCTAGGATCGCGGCGATGCCGAGCGGATTCTGGCAGCGAGCGCGGCCTGCTAATCAGCTCGTCGATCTTGCGAATAGCTTGCTGGCCTGGAATCCGGACCCGTACAAGATCGGGATTCCGACGACGGATGAAGTCGCGCAGACGATGGAGGGATTCATCGGAGCGTATGCGCTCGCGCGTGCAGGCTTCACGAGACCGGCGATCGAGTTCTCTGCGCGAGCGCTGATCGATCGGCCGAGGTTTCTACGCTCGTCGAGTCGGTCGATTTTGACGCGCTTCGGCCGCGTGCCGAAGTTCGTAGGCGTGGCGCGCGGTATTTGGGACAGTGCCGGCTATGCGGAGGGTCCCGCTGCGCGCGAAGTGACGAGCGCGGCAGGCGGATGGGACTACTTTCCGTGGGTCGGCCTGGGCCTTGGGCTCTGGCTTGATGGCGGGAGGCAGGACCGTTGGCTCGATGCGGCGTACCGGGTGCCGGTGCCGGGTGCCGGAGTGACGCCTGAGCGCACTCAAGCGGCGCTCGCGGCAAGGATCTCTGGATCCGGTCTCGGAAAAGAGCAGACTGGTCTAGTGCTCGCATGGCTGCGGGCAAGGAGCGCGTGAGACGATGGCCTTCGTAGCGTACCGAGCGACGACGTTCGATCTGACCGGCACAAACGACATACAGCGCGGGTCGACATTCGTCGCAATCTTTCAGGTCAAGGACGCAGCCGGTAATCCGCAGAACCTCTCTGAATGGGTCGCGTACAGTGCGACTCCAGTTTGCCAGTTCAAGACCGACTACGATCCGCCTGGTGTTACCACAGGCTGCCCGCAGCCGACGATGAGCTACCTCAACGGCGGAGTTGCCGGTGAAATCCAGATGGTGATCGATGCCTCTGCGACTGCCAGTGCCTCGGTATCGTCAGGGCGATACGACATCGAGATCAGGTATTCCTCCACGGAGCGCACGCGCGTCTTCGAGGGCGCGTGGACGATCGACAAGGAGGTCACTACGTCGTGACGGAAGTTGTCAAGACCGAGACCGCTGGGACCGTGGTCGGTCCGCCGATTACGGCCGGCACCGTAACGTCGCTCGTCGAGACGCAGATCAATACCGCGGTGCGTCAGTCGGCCGAGCGCCTGAACGTCGTCGTGATCCTGCTCGATGACGTCGGCCGCGAGGAGATCGGCTGGTACGGGCTCGGTGCTGACGTGGCGCCGACTCCGCGTCTCGATGGATTCCGAGCCAAGGGTGTGACGTTCACGAATGCTTATGCGTACCCTATTTGCGGTCCGACACGCGCGGCCGTCCATACAGGCGTGTACGGAAAAGGAACCGGCCTGGCGGCGAACATCGAGGCGGATGATACGTGGTATCGGCTAGCGGACAGCAACGTCCTGCTTCCTGAGATTCTTTCAATAGGCTGTGGGGTCGGTCTCTACGCACGCGGTACATTCGGCAAGTGGCATATGTGCGGGTATCAGGGACAGGACTCGCATCCGTTCGACAACGGTTACGCGAGGTTCTTCGGCTGTATCCCGAACGCGGGTAGCGATGAATCGCTCGGATACTATAATGGGCACGGGCATTTCCGCTGGCGCAAGGTGACTGGTCCTACGGCGTCAGCTTACGTGCCTGCTGGCTACGATCCTGCCACGTACCCGGGATATCCAGACGCGTTTGCGTACGACTACACTACGTGGGACGCATCGACGAACGTGCGTGATGCGCTTGCATGGATCAACACGCGCACGACGCCATTCATCTGCTACCTGCCGCTGAACCCGCCGCACTCGCCGTTCGAGCGTCCGCCGAACACGATCCTGGACAACGTCGGGGTTGGCGCGACTGGCACGAACATCGATCTCGTCAGCTCGACGACGAAGACGGCGCTCGATGGAGCGGGGCTCGGCGTAGGCGAGGTCGCGGCGGTCGGTCAGGAGCGGCTCGTCTTCAAGGCGAATTTGGAGGCTGTCGACACGCTGATCGGCCTTCTGTACGACCGCATGGATCCGACGAAGCGCGCGTCAACTGTGTTCGTGGTCTGGGGAGACAACGGCACGCCGGCGACGGTGATCCAGTCGCCGTACGATCCGTTACACGCCAAGCGGACGCTTTACGAGCAAGGTCTGTGGGTTCCGGCGTTGATCTTTTCTGACTCTCCGGTCATAACGGCGCCAAATCGGAACAGCTCGGCGCTCGTCCATGCAGTCGATCTGTGCCGTACGATCGGCGATCTGTGCCTCGTGGATTGGTCATTGCTTGACGAGACGGTCGCGCGCGACTCGATATCTCTTGTTCCGATCCTGCGCAACCCGTCAGCATCGTCGCCGCGCACGCGGATCTACGCTGAGTTATTTTCTCCGCTCGGCGGTCCGCCAGACTCGGATGCGTGGTACACGGTGCTTTCAGACGGCACGTACAAGGTATTTTTTTCGCCAGGTGGCACGATTCGTTTCTTCCGGATCGGTACCACGCCAGGCTTCTCGACCGGCCTGCCGGGCTATCGTGAGATGGACGCAGACGATTACATGACGGTATCGCAATCGACTTGGCCGGCTGCGGTACAGAGTGCATATGCGACGCTGTCGAGCGAGATTGTGGCAGTGATGGCCGAGCCCTGAGCCGTGGTTAGCGATATCGACAATCTACTAGACCGTACGCAGAGGCGCCTCGCCAACAGCGCCGCGCGATCATCGGACCCAGAAGCGTTCGTGCTGATACAGGACTTGCAAGACGCGCTGGTCCTAGCGAGATGCCAGCTCAACGGACTGCTCGATCGGGCGATGTCCGTTGACGCACTGTGGGATGCGGATCACGCCGTTGTAATGTTGAACAGCCGCCAGGCGGACGGCCTGGTCGAGAACCGCTGGGTATTCGACAACCTGCGGAGTGCACTGGAAAAGATCGACGCTGGAGGCGCGCCGTGATTACGCTAGGAAAACGCGCGTGCTGGCCGACTCGCTGATACAGGAGCCTTGACCCGTGGCACGAATGACTGGACGCAGGCAGATCAAGGGAGAAATCGGCGACGGCGCGCCCGATGTCGTCGCCGGCTTGCAGATCGAGCGCGTGGCGATCGCGTCGCTGACGCTTGATCCGAAGAATGCGCGGCTGCATCCCGAGCGCAATATCGCTGCGATCGAGGCGTCGTTGGCGCGGTTCGGGCAGCGCAAGCCGATCGTCGTCGACAAGGACGGCGTGATCCTGGCCGGCAATGGGACCGTCGAGGCCGCGCGGCGTCTAGGCTGGTCCGAGATCGATGTTGTACGTACGGACCTTGCTGGTACCGAGGCGCGCGCGTATGCGCTAGCTGACAATCGGACTGCGGAGCTGGCGGAGTGGGATCTATCCGTACTCAAGTCTACATTGGAAACGTTCGACGATCAGACGCTGGATGAAATCGGATTCAGCGATGATATGCTTGCAGATCTAGTTTCCGAATACGAAGAAAAAGAGCTAAAGCAAGTATACTCATCTAAGGTTGACTCGCCGATCTATACGCCGAAGCGCGAGACTCCTCCGTCGATTAGCGAGTTATTCGATAGGTCAAAGACGCATAGCTTAATCGAGAAGATAGAAAATTCTCATCTGCCGCACGATGTGTCTGCTTTCCTGCGGTTTGCTGCTGAGAGGCATACTGTATTCCATTTCGCAAATATCGCAGAGTTCTATGCACACGCAGATAAGAATGTGCAGCGCCTCATGGAGGATTCTGGATTGGTGATCGTTGATTATAAGAAGGCGATCGAGAACGGATTCGTCAGTATCATTAGTACTGTACGTCATTTGGCCGATATCGAGCTTGATCAAGTCGATGATGCGCAATGATTTTGCCGCTTTGATCCTGACACACGGGCGACCTGACCGCGTCTACACCTATGACTCGTTGATGCGTTCTGGATATACTGGCAGGTGGTATATCGTTATTGATGACGAGGATAAAACAGCCGGTGGATATATTGAGAGGTTCGGAAAGGACCACGTTGTTGTATTCAGTAAGGCTGAAATCGCAGCACGGATCGATGAAGGCAATAACTTCCAGGACAGGCGAGCGATCGTTTACGCGCGCAATGCCTGTTGGGATATTGCAGAGAAAGTCGGAGTGCATTATTTTATGCAGCTAGATGATGATTACACAAACTTTCAATATCGGTCATCTAATAAAAAAGCTGTATGTGGGCAGCGAATATTGGTCACGATGGATAAGCTGCTATCTGCAATGATTGATTTTTTCGAGCAGACTCAAGCCCTTGCAGTCGCGATGTTGCAAGGTGGTGATTACATAGGATATGGCAATAAATCACACAAAATAGATCATGGTAGTATCCGCAAGTGCATGAATAGCTGGCTTTGCAGTGTTGATCGTAAGTTTTCATTTCAAGGCACAATGAATGAAGACGCCACCGCATATAGCCTTGGAGGCCTGCGCGGCAATCTATTCTTATCGATCCCGTTTACATGCATTGGTCAGGTGCAAACGCAGGCATCTGATGGAGTAATGAGCGAGGTTTACGCTAGGTACGGAACGTACGTCAAAACAATGTATTCCGTAATCGCTGCGCCGTCATGTTGCAAAGTATCGCTTCTGCGCGATCCGAGATCCAATAATGCGCCGCGCATTCATCACAGAATGATTTACGATGCTACATATCCGAAGATCGTTCGAGAAGAGCTTGCAAAATCATGAGCGCAAGTACAGCGACAGTCGTAGTACCGTGGCACCGCGACGAAGAGCGCGATAGCTTCCTGCGCGAGTGGAAGATCAAGCCAGATAATATCCCGGAGTGGCTGATCCTCCAGCACGATGAAAGGCGAGAAGGCTGCGGCGCAACGAAGAACCGCGGAATCAGCAAGGCAATGGTGCGCGGTGCTGATATTGTCGTCGTCCTCGATGGCGATTGCTATCCTGGTCCGGAGACTGCTAGCGAGAGCAATCCGTTAGAGCACCACGTCGCACGCCACGTTTCTGCTCTTAGTCCGCAGCCGGTTCGAATGTTCGAAGTTGTTACTCGTCCACCTTCGCGCGGAACACCGTATAGCCAGCTCGACATAACGATGCCGGTTGCCATGAGTATCGGCATGTGGACGGATATCGGAGACTATTGCGCCGTGCGTCAACTTGCGCATAATGCAGTACCGATGCAACTGCTGCCGCAAATGATCTTCGGTCGATACTTTGCTCTATGCGGAATGAATATTGCATTCCGCCCTGCGGTCTGGCGCGAATGGGCGCAGTTTATCGAAGTTTCGCGATTCGACGATATCTGGATGGGATGGCTGTTGCAGCGCGAAGCGTATCGTCGTGGCTACTGCTTCAATCTGAACGGTCCGCTGGTAAGGCATTCTCGTCAGAGCAATGTATGGGCGAACCTCCATGATGAGGCGATATATCTCCAGGCGAGCGAGTCTCTCTGGGCTAGGATTGCTACGCATCCATCCGATGATTACGAGACGCTTCGTGGGTTGCTTCCCGTCAGATGAACCGCCGCCCCTCTCGCGTCGAGCCCGACGCAACGCAGCATAACGGCCACCGTGTATGCGGCGCGCTATCGCACGTTAGGCGGCGAAAGTTCCCGAACGATCCCGACAAGTGGAGGTGCCTAGCGCGTCCTGCGCTCGGCAGCGGCAGATGCAGGCACCACGGGATCGGATGCGATGGATCCGGCAACGTCAAGCATGGCGAGCGGAGCACGACGCTGCGATCGTTTCGCGATGTCTACCGTGCTGCGCTTGAGAAGCCTGATTACTCCGACCCGCGTGCTGCGATGGCGTTGCTCGATGCGATCGCAGAGCGATTGACGGACCTCGTGGACGAGCGCGACACGCCGCAGTTTCGCAGGCGGGTACTCGAACTAAAGCTAGGCATGGACAAGTTGCTCTCGGAAGCGACTCTTGCGCGTCGCGACAGCGATGCTGCCGACGCGCGCGCGCGCGACGCATTGCAACGCGCGGCCGACGCGCGCGCGGCAGGAGATGCCGTATCCGAAGACGAGGCGCGCGCACAGGCTGACCGCGCGCAGCGCGAGGCCGAGCGGTTCATGACGGATGCGCGCGAGAAGACGAAGGCTGCCAACGAGGCTAGTCGCGAGCTTACCGAGCTTGCGCAGCGCGGCGCATCCGAGGCCGACGCACTGGACAAACTGCGCGTCGCTGCCGACACGCTCGCTGGGCGCGTAGCTGAGCTGAATAAGATCCAGCTCGCGGCTCAGGATATTCTGACGAAGCAGGAAATGGTCGGCGTGATGAGCCGCATCCTCGACGTGATCTACGAGGAAGCCGGGCCGCGCGCCGCGCAACGCATCGCGATCCGCGTCAGGAATAAGGTCTTCGGCGGCCTGGAAGCGATGAAAGAGATCGAGCAGATAGGGCAGAATCAGCAACGTGGCGAAGTGGAGCAGGTGGAAGCACCGTCCGGCTGACGAGGTGGACGAGTCCGCGCGCTGGTACAAGCATTCAGGGGCTCTCAGCTCGTGGGAGAAGGCGATGCAGCGCCATTCTCCAGAGGAAGATGCGTCTGGTGGGGAGGCTCCGTACGCGCACTATCTCGGCCGGGAAGTAGCCTTCGCGCAGGAAGTCCTCGACGAACGCCTGTGGGCGTTCATGAAGGACGTTCTGGAGTCGCTGGCTCACGATCGTTTCGTGACCGTGCGTGCTGGCCGCAAGTCGTCGAAGACGGAGATCGCGGCGATTGCTGCGCTGACGTGGCTCTACACGCGCCGAGGAATCGTACTGACGTCAGCGCCTGGCGGCCGGCAGGTGCGCCGGCAGGTATGGGAGCGAATATCGATGATCCTAGCGCGCGCGCGCCGCCGGCATGTCTTGCCTGGAAAGATGGGCACGACGTCCCTGGAGATCGGACCCGAGCACTACGCGATGGGCTTAGCGACCGATGATCCTTCGCGGCAGCAGGGCTGGCACGCCGGTGTTGTCGTGCCTGACGATCCAGACCGTGAGCTGACCGAGGCCGATCTCAAGGTTCTGGCAGCGAAGACGGACGGTGGCGAGGCGCGCTCGATGCTCATCATTATCGACGAAGCATCCGGCTACGACGAGTCGCTATGGAACGCGATCGAGGGATCGCTGTCCGGATCGAACGTCTACGTGCTGATGCTGGCGAACCCGACGCGTCCGTACGGTGACGAGCATTTCTTCGGGCGCACGTTCCGTTCTGGCTCTGGATACAAACGTATTCGAGTCTCTGCGATCGCCCCGAAAGACGACGAGATCGACGAAGTTCCGTATGACGTCTGCTACGTCACTCCGAAGTGGCTGCTTGCTACGGAGTTTGTCGATCGTGCACGCAAGAACTGGAAGGTCGGATCGCCGATGTGGGCCGCCTACGTTTGCGGTCGATTTCCGTCGGTATCGCTGGAGCAGGTATTCGTCAGCACGGCGACGATTGCGTCCGCCGAGATTGCGTATGCTGCTGGTCGCGATGTCGACTGGTCGCTAGATCGGCGCCCTGGTCGCCATATCGGCGTCGACGTCGCGCGCAGCGGGAATGATGAGTGCGTGGCATCGCTCGTCGTCAGCGGAGTGCTGGCAGCGCAGCATTCCTGGCGCTCGACTGATCTGATGACGAGCGCTGGCATGGTGGCAAAGCTGATGCGCGACTGGGGCGAGAACGGACGAGCGATCGAAGCTCGCAACGTCCACGTTGACTCGATCGGGCTCGGGGCCGGCGTCGTTGACCGGCTGAGGCAGATGGGGCTGCGCGTCGATGCTGTCGACGTCGGCGCGAAGCCAGTCGGCGACTGGAAACGGCTCGTCGGAGAAACCGACTTTGCCAACCGCAAGGCCGAGCTGTTCTGGGTCGTGCGGCGCGCGATGGAGGAGGGACTGGCCGTGATCCCGGAGAAGTATGCAGATACGCGCAGGCAGGCAACGTGGTGCCGCTACGAGATCGTTGGTCGGTCCGGCGGCTCCGTCGTTGCCGTTCATCATGAGGACGGCAAAGAAGAGCTGCGCGGGCGGTACGGCAGATCGCCGGACCATTGGGAATCCTTCATGCTGGCGTTCAGTCGCGGATCGAGCGCCGGCGTGCCGGGCTACACGGTTCTCGGCGCCAGTTCTGGAAGGCGCGGCCGGATCGCTCGGCTGCTTGGGCGCTAGGTCCTGCGCCGCACGGCGCGCGCGAGCAGCACGCGGATCAGCGTAGCCGGCCTGAGCTTCTCAGCCCTAGCTACGGCGTAGACCCGTTCTAGGGTCGATCGTCGTATGCGGGCGCGTATGACGACGTAAGGATCATGCGCCGGCTGCACGTGCGAACGTTCTAAGTCCTTGCTGCGCCCGGTCATGGATTACCGCTGGAGTCTACCATGTACCCGCGGAGTGGTATCTGTGTCTATTGCTACTGGGGTTGGCTGGTGCGCTGAACGATTCCCGTGGTCGGACGCCGCCGTTCTATCGGAACGGCAGCTCGTCGAGCACGTTCGAGCTGCGGCGAGTTCAGATCGCTGGCAACGATGATAGAAGCGGGAATGAAGGTGAACGGCAGCTCAGGCGCGCAGAGGCGCGCCTGGGCATTCGCCGCGACGCAGCGCAGACGCTAGCAAATCTCGGTTTTATTTCGCTTACGCCGGTAGCGGGCGGGAAGGATGAGATCACCGAGCCGTTCCGCGACTCATGGGTCGTCTACGCCTGCGTCCGAGCCTGGAAGCGCGCGTTACGCGGGATCCCGATGGTTCTGCGGCGCGGGCAGGACCCGGACTCGCCCACAGTTGGTCCTGGCGATCAGCTGTTCGACTTGCTGAGCCGCCCGAACCCACGACGCGGCCTGACGTGGCCTGCGATGGTCGAGCAGGACATGACAAACCTGCTGCTGACCGGGGAGTCGTTCTGGTTTTTAGCCGATGCTATTGGGCGGCCAGTCGTTCCTGCGAAGGACTACGATTCCGACCAGTCGCGGCTGATTCCGCTTCCGATTCAGATTGTTCCGGTGATCGGCTCTATGACGCAGATCGAGCTACGTCCAGCTGACGGGCTCCCGTGGGCGTATTCATTCGCGCGATCTGGCTCGGCCGAGCGAATCAAGTTCGCGCCTTCGAGCGTGGTGGCGCACGTCGAGTACGACCCGTACAACGCCTTCCGTGGGATCGGGCCGGCGGAGATCGCGGCGCGCGCTGCTTCCGTTGGTTTCCAGGCCGAGCGGTACAGCGAGGCCGTAATGCGTTCTGGCGGTCCTGGAGCGTTTTTGGTCTATCGACAGGAGGAGCTGTCGCCGGAAACCGAGTCCCAGTTGCAAGAGAAGATCGACGAGGCGATCCATGCGCCCGATCGCACTGGCGGTTTGCAAGTTCTGACTGGCGATGTGGATGTCGTGCCGAATCCCGCGACGCCGAAGGAGATGCTGACGCGCGAGGCGCTGACGGAATCTCGTGATGCGATCTGCACAGTGATGGGCGTTCCGCCGCCGGTGATCGGGATCTACGACCGAGCGACGTACAACAATATCAGCGAAGCGTATCGACAGTTTTATACGAACGTGCGCGCGACGCTCGACGTATACGCGGAGACGATCAACATCCTCTTCATTCAGAGACTCGAAGATTACAGACTCGCTGAATACAGAGTTTCCTTCGACTATTCGACAGTCAACTATCTGCGCGAGTCCGAGGATGACAAGATCAAGCTGTCCGCGGACGTGGCCGCGAAGCGAGTTGGTCTATCGTTCAACGATGTAGCGCGCCTTGCTGGAGTTCGCGGCGAGCTTCCTGCAAGCGGCGAAGAAGTTGCCAAGGCCGACACAGAGCAGGTCATCGACGTCGATAGCGAGGACGAAGAGCGCGCGTTGTCGTCACAGGCCGCACGCGAGGCATACGTCGAGCAATACCACGCGCGCGTTACTGCGCCGTTCGAGCGCGAGCTTGGCCTAGGCGTAATGGGTTGGCTGCGTGGTTACGAGCGCGCAGTAATCCGCCGCGTGCGTCGCTTTGCCGAGATCGGGCCGCACGAGGACGAGAAGACGGCGCTGAGCGAGACGCGAGATAGGCCGAACGTCACGCGTGAATTGTTAACTGTCGAACAGATCGACGAGCTGCTCGGTGCGAATCACCGGAAATGGGCGCAGCTTCTCGAAGCAGCAGCGTCTAGCGCCCTGGATGGCGTATATGCTGCGGCGCTGGCAGATATGGCTGCTGAGCTGGCAGTTATCCAGATCCCGATGACGTCGCCGTTGGTCCAGTCGTTCCTGGCGACGCAGAAAATCCGCCTTGCTGAGGGAGTCGAGTCAACGATTGCAGCGCGCGTGCGCGGTGCGCTGCTCGAAGTCCTTTCGGAAGCATCAACCGGAACAGACCTCCAGGCCGCAGTTCGGGAGGTATTGCCCGAGCTGACTGACGAGCTGCGGCGCGTTTTCGGGTCGAAGGAAGCCCGCGCTGCGACGATCGCGCGCACCGAGGTAAGCAAGGCGGCCAGCAACGCGCGCGCGCGACAGATGACCGAGGCAAACGTTGGCGCAATCGAGTGGTTGACGATGCGCGACGGTCATGTACGGCCGGCACACATTGCGCTCGACGGGCAGATCCGTGCCAATGGTCAGGAGTTTTTGCCCGGCCTGCGTTGGCCGCACGACGAGAACTGCCAGGATGCGAGCCTGGTCGTGAACTGTCGTTGTATCCCGTTACCAGTTCTGAGCACCACGCCATGACGACGATCATCGCCAAGGATACGCACCTCGCCGCGGTTGCAGCTAGGATCCTGCACGGCGTCGCGACGCGGCAGGATCTTGACTCCATCGGCCGTGACAACGTGCTGGCGGTCAAGACCGACAACAGCGCCGTGCACTATGTCTACTCTGACCTCGGTTTCGAGAAGGCTGACGGCGAGAAGCGCGAGCGCGGCCGGAAGTTCATCGCTTCAAGCGAGCGCCGCGACCGAATGGGCGATGTGATCGTTCAACGTGGCTGGCGCTTCGATAACTTCGCGCGCAACCCGATCGCGCTGGCGTACCACGACCACGGCCGGCCGATTGGGACGGTCTACGACTGGAAGGTCGGCCGAAAGGACGGCGTCGCCGTGCTGCGCGAGTCGATCGACTTCGCCACGGCCGACGTGCTGCCGCTGGGCGACGAGCTGCTGCGTGCGGTCGACGCGAAGGTCCTGCGTGCGACGTCGGTCGGGTTCCTGCCGATCAAGGCGCACTGGATGGACGACTCCGACCGCGAGAAGTACGGGATCGAGGACGGCGACAACCCGTACGGAACCGTCTTTGAGGAGAGCGACCAGCTCGAACTGAGCGTATGCACGGTTCCAGCACACCCTGACGCGCTGGCCGATGGCAAGGCGTTGGTACGGCGGATGGAAAGCGAGACCTGGGCGCTGGCCGAGCGCGGTGAGATCAGCGATGCGACGGCGCGGATGCTATGCGAGATGACCGCGAAGGCGCTCGACGTTTCGACGCGCACCGTAGTCACGGTGCCTAAGATCGCGAAGGAAGCGGCTGCTGATATTCCGGCGGACAACGCTGGGGCGGGCGCTAATCGCGTGGGACATGGCGACGTCGAAGCGACGAAGCTCGCTGTTGAGGCGCTGCTTGCGCGCGTGGATGCGCTGGAGAAGCGTGTATTGGATACGGAGACGAAGGTCGCGCAGATCGCCGAGCGCGCGACGAACGATGAGGCAACGGCCCAGGGCGGCGACCGCGCCATGCCCAGGCACGATTACTACGAGCACGTCTTTGCCGAAGTGGCGGGGATGCTCTGAGGCGCGGGTCACAAAAGGACGCAGGACATGGAAGCTATCAACGACGCCCAGGCGAAGCAGCTCGCGGAGAAGCTCATCGCCCACCTCAAGGCGCCCCTGGAGCGCCGCGAGACTGATCTGATCGAGAAGATGACCAGGCAGTTTCACGAGCACGTCGACGGCAAGATGCGCGACATGGAGCGCAAACGTGCCGAGGTCGTGATCCCGGGTTGGGGCGACGATCAGACGAAGAACTACAGCTTCGAGCGCCTCGTGCGCGGCGTGATCCAGAAGAACGTGCCGAAGATTGCGCCGCTGGAATACGAGGCGCACCTCGCCACGAAGTCGTTGTTCGACCACGGCCGCGAGCTGACGCCTGAGATGCGCGATATGGTCGCCGGAACGGACTCGGCCGGTGGATTCCTCGTTCCGCCGCAAGTGCTGGAAGCCGAGATCATCCCGCTGCTGCGTGATGCGATGGTCGCATTCAAGGCAGGCGTGACACGCCTGCCTGGTCTGGTCGGTGCTCCGATCCCGATCCCGAAGATCGTTTCGACGGTTACGCCGGAGTCGGTCGAGGAAACCGAAGCGCACACGCCGACCGACATCACGCTCGGGCAGATCAATATGTACCCGCACGACATCTTCGCCGGCACGGTTCTATCGAACCGCCTGCTGCGGATGTCGATGCCCGGAGCCGAGGGCCTGGTGCGCAGCGAGCTGGTGCGTGAAGTCGGCATCCGCGCCGACAAGCTCGTATTCCAGGGCGCCGGCGCATCGAATGAGCCGCTCGGGATCCTGCTACATCCCGATCTGAACGAGCTGGCGGCGTTCGGCGATGTCGACGTTGCCGCGGCGTACGACAAGCTGATCGAGCTGGAGTACCTCATCATCGAGGACAACGCGCTCTCGATCGGCTCGCCTCCTCGCTGGGTAATGCACCCCAAGGTCTTCCGTGAGATTAGGAAGATGAAGGATCCGACGGACAACTCGCAGCCGAAGGCGAGGCGTCTGCTGGAGGACAAGGGACCGCTCAATCTGCTCGGATACGAGTACGTGATGAGCACGCACCTGCCGACGGATAAGTTCCTGCTGGGTGTTTTCTCAACGGTCCTGTTCGGCGAGTGGGGCACGATGGTGATCGCATCGAGCGACGTCGCCGGCAACAACTTCCGCAACCGCACGACTGAGGTCATCGTCGGGATGACGATGGACGTTGCCGTGCGCCAGCCGACCGCGCTCGCGCGCGCTATCGGTGTGACTTACACCTGATCCAACGCCGCACAGCACGGAGGACAAGAACATGCAAGGCAATGCACAAACCCATGTCGACGTGGCGGTCGGTATCGAATCCGGTCTGTACGCGACTACGCAAAACGGCACGATGCGCGATCGCCAGGGTTTTCACGAAGCTCTCGTGATCGTGAACTGCGGTGCCGCAGCCGGAGACGGCTCGGTCGTCGTCAAGATCCAGCACGGCGCCGCTTCGGACGGCACCGGCGCGGCCGACATCACAGGGGCCGCATTCGCGGCTCTGACGACTTCAACCGACCATGCGCGCTACGTCGGCCGGATCAAGCTGTCCGGCGCAAACCGCTACGTGCGCGCTGTCGGTACTTACTCTGGTAGCGGCGCGTCGAACGAGGTGAACTACTCGGTCGAGTTCGTGTTCCTTTCGGCGCACGACACAGCACGCACGGATGGGATGGCGGCCTACGTATTCAACGTCACGAACGTCTGAATCTGATGACGCCCGCGCGCGGCGATGCGGCGCAAGCCGCGCGCGGGCTCTCTCCTTCGCGCCGATGACTGGAGCGATTTACGATGCCGAAGCCGAAGACGATCGAACTGACCGGGCTGTGCAAGGTCTCGAAGGGCTGGATCCTTGTGGTCCCGCCTGAGATCCGCGACCGCACCGAGCAAAAGGCGTGGATGCTGGCAGGCGGCGTGATCGATATGAGCGATCCTTTCACGCGATCGATCGTTGCAGGGCAGGAGTCGCGGCTGGAGCCAGCGCCGGCTGGCGCTGCCGTATCGACGATTCGGCATCCTGGGATCATCGGTCTGCGTAATGCCTGGGAAATTAGGCACGGCCGCCGCAAAGCGGAGCAGACGAAGGCGGATGCCATCGCTGAGAAAGCCGGCGAGGCAGCGGCACAGGCCGTCGATGGCGGCGTACAGAAGCCTGACGAAGTTCGGAGGCAACCGCCGCTGCGGAGGTGAGCTATGCCGTTCGGTGCATGGAAGAATACTGTCGGCTTTGGCGTCTTGAAAAAGCCGGCGTCAACGGCGTCGTTCGTATCTCCGTCGTTCCAGTCAAGCGGCTATCGTTTCGCGATCGTGCTAGTCGTGGCCGATATAACTGGAGGCGACACGCTAGCGATCCAGATACAGGACTCGGCGGACAACTCGATATTCGCGACGGTTTCGGACCTCGGAACCGTCTCAGGAGATCCAGGTGAGATCAAGCGAGCGATCCTGGTCGACTTCCAGCAGGTTCGTCGGTACGTGAGGCTGACTATGCAAGGAACCGGTAGTCCGCCGGCATCGGCCGCCGTGATCTATCTCGATCCTCTGAGCACGCGGGCTACGACTTCGTTCGATGCTCTGCTGGTACAGGACTGAGAGCGCGTCGTGGACCTGACGACGATCGCGAGAGTCAAGGCGATGATCGGAGAAACGACCGTCGACAATGACGTACTTCTCTCGCGGCTTGTTTCCGAGGTCTCTGCAGACGCGCAAAGGTATATGGCGCTCGATCTTGGCCGCGCCGAGCGCGTGGACGTGATCCAGGTGCAAAGACACGAGCGGCTTATCTTGCTGCCATCGCGACCTGTCGATGACACACAGACCTTCCAGGTACGCGAGTCGTGGAAACGTACGTTCTCTTCGGTAACGCCGCTTACCGCAGGATCGCACTACGTTCTTGATGCACAGGGCGGCGCGCTGCGCTTGATGTATACGCCGACGTTTCCGATCAACGCGGAGACGGGACGCGTGTCTGGACCGACGTTCATTCAAGTCACATACACGGCTGGCGTCGCCGCAACGCCTGATGCTTTCGTGGTCGCTTGGCCTGACGTTGCAGGCGCGGTCGAGATGCAAGTCGTGCATATGTTTCGGCGTCTGTCGAATCCTGGCGGCAGTACGAAGCTCGGCGACAGCGCCTCGTTCTACGAGGATCCGTACAAGCTGCTGCCGGCAACGATCGCAACGCTGAACCGCCGCCGGCGCAGGAGCGTTGCGTGAGCTACATCGATTTCAGCGCGACGACAGGGGCTGGCATCTACAAGCTGACGCGGTTTCAGATCGAGATGCGACGCCAAGCCGCAATCGCTCTCAAGCAGAGTGGCGAGGAGTTCGTGCGCACGATGACGCTGCTGCGGTTCCGTGGATACACTGGGACGAAGGGCGATCGACTTCAAAGCCGGTCCGGGAGACTGCAACAGTCGCTCGGGTATCAACTGCTGGATTCTCCGGTTGCGTCGAACCGCTCGCTGACCGGCCTGGGGCTCGCGGTGTTCAGCGCTGGAGTGCCGTACGCGAAGATGCAGGAATACGGCGGCATTCAGAAACCGAAGGCTGACCGGAAGTACCTCGTGATTCCTCTTGAGGCTGCGCTGACGCCTGCTGGTAGGGCGCGCTATCCGACCGGACGACCGGCTAGCTATCTGCGGCAGGTATATCCGGGCCGCACGTTCGTGCTCAAGACCAAGCGCGGAGATTTGTTCATTGTCTCGCGTGGCCGACCTGAGAAGCCTAAGCCGATAGGCAAGGGTACGAAAGCGCGCGAGCTGGTATTCCTGTTCCGGATCGTAAAGCAGGTCACGATCCCACCGCGCTTGAAGTTCCGCAAGACTTGGCATTCTCTGCGCGCGCAGCGCATGCGCCGTCTGCGCATAGCCATCAAAGCAGCTGCGGCTGCGGCAGGAGTCAACTGACGTGGCAGAGACGTTGACCATCTGTGCCGAGTCAGTCGAGCGCATCGACAGGCGTGCATCGATCCGTGCCGGCGTGCCGGGCCATTCGCGCGCGCGAGCCGTGTACGAACGCACGCGCCGACGCTGGAGGCTCGGCTGGCGCTCGATGAAGCATCAGGAATTCTCCGAGCTGGACAGGATGCTAAACGCGGTGGGCGCGTTCCTGTCCTTTGACTGGGTGCCGCCAGACGAAAGTGCGCCGATCAGCGCGCGCGTGGTATCAGGAACGCTGCGCACGCGGCCAGTAAGCGCGGCCGAAATCGAGGTCGAGCTGGAAGTCGAGGAGGTTCTGTAGCGCCATGCCCTACAGTCCCTCAACCCTGACCGTGAAGGACTCGATCCTCGACAATCTGGTCGCCTCGATTCAGGCGATCGCACCGCCGTCGTATGGAACGAATATGTCAGGCCGAACGGTTCGTATCTGGAACGGAGATCCGTTCGACCTGCCGAGCTACCCGGCCGTGCTTGTGCTGCCGATCGGAGAACGTACGCACGACCAGCGTCTACGGCTCCTAAGCCACGAGCTAGAGGTTGCCGTTGTCGCGTGCGTCAAGGACCAGCGATGGCCGGATCTCCTTGACCGGCTGTTAGCCGATCTGCGCGTGGCGATGCTCGCGGACTGGACGCGCGGAGGAAAAGCCGTCACGACGCGCATCGAGGAGACCACGTACTGGGACGCAGAAGCAAGCAAGCCGGTCGGTGCGGCCCAGGTTATGCTTCGAATCATCTACCGCACGGTCTACGACGACCCAACGACCGCAGCCTGACCAGGAGAACACACAATGTCGCTGACCCAACTCCAACAGATCGCAATGGCCGAGGAGGCCACCGAAGGCACGCAACTCGCTTTCTCGTCACTACTGACCGCTGCCAATGCGAAGTACCTCGTCATCGAACCGTCGTTGACATATTCGCCTGATCTGTACGAGCGCAAGATCAAGCGCGGGACGCTGACTCCGCTCCAACCGCTGACGGGAGCGAAGCGCGGTTCTGTGCGGTTTCAACTGGAGATGGCGAGCGAAGCCGATGCGATCGGCTCTCCGCCGCTATGGGATCTGCCGCTCAAGGCGTGCGGATGGGCGAGTGTGTCGTGCGCTCGCCTGACAACTGGCGCGATCACCGGCGGTCCGCTGCTGCACGGTGAGACGATCACGTTCTCTGGTGGCGCGACGCGCGTTGTCGTAGGGGACACCTACACCGGCATGACGACGCTGTTCGTGACCAACAGCTTTGGACTCGGCAACACGACTGCGATCGGCGCGACCGACACATACACCGGTGCTACGAGCGGCGCGACGGGAACCCTGAGCGCCGCAGCCGCGAACAAGGCGCGCGCATGGTGGCCGTGGAGCTATCCGCTGACGCGCCTCAAGTGGGACGCGACGACCGGCCTGACGACATCTCTGCTCGCCGGTGACTTGCTCCAGGGAGCGACTAGTGGCGCGATCGCGCAAGTATACTACGACAAGGCTACCGACGCAGGCCATGCGGAAGAGGTCTACGTCCGCCGCATACGTGGACACTTCGCCGCAAGCGAGGTGATGAAGATCATCGCGCCTGTCGCGCGCATCGATTCCGATATTGGCACACTGCACGCCACGAACTTCGAGATCCAGGCGCACGTCCCGACGATCTCAATCGCGATGCTCAAGGACGGCGTCGTCGAGGCGCTGTTCGGATGCCGTGGCTCGGTGTCGTTCCAAGGCAACATCGGCGAGCCGATGCTGATGAGCTTCGAGTTCACCGGCGCGCAGCACACAGAATCTCCGACGGACGCGGCGAATCTAACCGGTGTCCAGGTGTCGACGCGCGTCCCGCCCGTGCTGCTCGGTGCTTCGATGTCGATCGGCAAGATCACGGACACTTTCGCGCAGGAGATTTCGCCGTGCATCACGCAGCTCTCACTCAACGGCAACGCGACGGTTTCGTACCGCCGCTGCATGTCGGCTGCGAGCGGTCTGCTGGAGACGCTGGTTACGGCGCGCAACCTCCAGGGTGCGCTCGACCCCGAGATGGCGGCCGAATCCGTGTTCCCGTATCTCGGCCAGTTCCTGAACAACGCCGACAACCGCCTGCGGTTCAACGTGGGAACGACAATCCCCGATAAGTTCGAGATGCGGATGCACCACCTGTCGTTCCGCGCGAGCGCGGACGGAGACCGCGAAGGGATCGCCACGCGGCAGCTCGATTACAATCTTCACTCGGGATCGACGAACGTCGGCACCGGGGACAACGAGATGTGCATCATTTGGGAAGTCACGTAAGCCCGGCGGATCCTCCAGTCTCTGTCGCGGCCTGCGGCCCGCATCGTAGACACGCGATGCGGGTCGTTCTATTCTTGTCCTCCATAGGAGGACTCTGCCGATGATCGTTACGGATCCCAGGAAGACCAGGACTATCCAGCTCGATGGCGCGACGTTCACGCTCGGTCAGCTCACCGCGAGCGATCGAGTCGTACTGGCTGCGCTGATGAGGCCGCGTCCTCCGGAAGGCGCTCCAGCCGAGGCTGCGGACCTGACTCCGATCGAGACGCGCAGGGCGTCGCTCGACGCGATGATCGAGACGGTGCGGCGTGCGCTGCGCGGATGGTCTGGCGTCCTGTACCCTGACGGTGCTGCTGTCCCGTTCGTCTACGAATCCGGTCGTGCCTGCGCATCGCTCGAAACGGTCGGCGTTCTGTCGCTGCTGGCGATCTCGCAGCTATTCGACGAGGTCGTGAAGGACTTGACCATCACACCATCCGACCACTCCAAAAGTCCTAGCAGCGGCGGCTGAGCGTTACGGCAGCCAGAATGCGCGCTGCCCGCGTTGCAGGCGGGATCCCATGCTGCGCAAAGCCTGGGGCTGCGACGCGCCAGCCACGGCTCCGGTGTTCGTGACGGCCTGCCCTCAATGCCTAGGCTGGGATCCTGCCTGTTCGACATGCGGCGGTCGTGGCGAGGTGCGACACTGGCGCTGTCCGCCATCGCAGACGGGTCCGGAAGCGCGTTTCGTGGTTGACGTCTACGACGCGCTGGAGGCCGGAGTCCTACCCTTTGACGGGCTCGGCTGGGCCGAGCTACCTGACGCGCTGGTACGGGCGCTCCGCGTGGTAGGCTTAGAGCGCGCGCGGATCGCCGCGGAGGAGGCACGTCGGCGAGAGGCGCAGCAGCGGGCAGAGGCCGCAGCGCGCAGTGGTAGATCAAGCTCGGGACGCTGAACTTTCCATCCAGGCGAGGCTGGTCGATCTAGCCAGCCCGGCGCTTGACGCGCTGATCGCGAAGGTCCGCGCTGCTGGCGGGCAGATTCAGGCGTCGCTGGCCGGCGCGACGTCGGCCACGCCAGCTGCGGTCGTCAGTCCCGAGGTATTCGCGTCGCTGGCCCGTATGGAGGACCAGATCGGGCGCCTGGTCGCGGCGTTGGCAACGGTCCAGTTCCCGCCGGCCGTCGCCGTTGGCGCCACGGGCGCTGCCGTGGCCCTGGGTGAGGTTTCTGCCGCGGCTGGGGCAGCCGGAGCTGCCGTCTCCCGGATCGTTCCTGCGGCCACTGAGGCTGCGACCGGGGTCGCCGCTGTCGGAGCAGCTACCGTCGAAGCCGGCGCGGTCGGCGGGACCGCGATGTTGGAGCTGCAGGCCGGCGTCGAGGCTTTGCGGGTGTCCGAGCAAAAGCTGGTCGCTCAAACTCTGGAGCTGACGGCAGGGCTAGGGGCCGCCCAGGCGCGCGCGGCTGCACTGGAGGCGGAGGTTGCTCGGCTGCATGCTGCTTCCACAGCACCGCCGCTGGCTGGGCCTGCTGGCGCCACTGGGGGGGGCGCCGGGATCTTGGGATTGCTTGGATCGCCGGCTGCGATAGCCGGACTTGCCGTTGCTGGAGTGGCGATCGGCGGCATTGTCTCGGCCGCATCGAAGCTGACGGCGCAGCTCGACGCGAGCGTGGAACGTTCTGGCAAGTTCGGTCTGGCGATGGCACAGGTTGCCACGATCGCCGGCAAGACTGCCGAGGAGATTGAGGCGCTGCGCGGCGCGCTTGTTCGCGTGGCGGTTGAGCAGGGCACGAGTCCGCTTGAATCCGCCGAAGGCTTCTACCTCGCAGTGTCGTCTGGGATCGAGGCGAGCGCGAAAGGCGTCGAGTTCTTCGCGCAGGCAAACAAGCTCGCCGTCGCCACGCTGTCGGAGTCGAAGGTCGCTGTCGACGTGCTCACGTCGGCGATCAATGCCTACGGCTTCGAGATCAGTGAGGCTGCGCGTCTATCGGACGTGCTGTTCAAGACGGTCGAGCTGGGCAAGGTCCTACTGCCGGATCTCGCGGCCGAGCTCGGCCAGGTGTTCCCGATCGCCGCTCAGCTCGGGATTTCGTTTGAGGAGGTCAACGCCGCAGTCGTCACGCTAACGCAGGCAGGGCTCACGGCTGGCGAGGCTACGACTCAAGCTCGTGCCGGGCTCGTTGCTCTGCTGCGCAATATCGAAGCGATCAGAGCTGCATTCGCAGCGGCCGGTCAAGAGTTCGATATTCAGTCCATTCGTACGCTCGGCATGGCCGGTACTTTCACTGCGCTGCGCGATGCCGTAGAAGGGGACGAGGAAGCACTCGTTTCACTGCTCGGGCGTGTGGAGGCCGTCAACTTCCTGCTCGGAATCACCGGGAAGAATGCCGATCGGTTCGCAGCCGCGATAAAGGGCGTACAGGAGCAGGGTGGGACAGAACGCGCGTTCGAGCTGGTCAAGGCCGACGACGTCAAGCGCGGCGAGCGCGCGATAAATGCGCTCAATACTGTGCTCGATGAGACGTTTGGCCGTGCGAAGCTGGCCGCGATTGCAGAGTTCCAGAGCCAGCTACATCAGATTGCAGGGCTAGACTTCAAGTCGTTGCGCGAGCTTAGCGTGACGCTGCGCGGTCTTGGCATCGAAGTCGGCCGTAGCTTATCGGATACGGTGCGAGTTGTGCGCGATCTCGCCGACGCGATAAGCGACATTTCAGAAGAGGTCGGAGGACGCGGACTACGAAGCATAGTTGAAAACCTACTTTCAATCGAAAGCCTGGCTCGGCTTGCAGTGAAGCCGATCGCCGACCTCGGCAACACCGCGCGAGCCGTGTCGACGCACATACGACTTATCGGGATCGCATCTGATGATGCTCGTCCGGCGATAGACCGCGTTGCTGCGGCTGTGGCCGCGATGTTCCCTGGCCGCGTTCTACTCAACGCAGCACAGTTCGCGATCGACCTGTTGTTCGAGTTCGGCGCCGAGATCGTTCAGCTGTCTGCTCGCGTTGTAGCGGATATCACGCGCAACATTTCATCGTCTGCGCGTTCGATGGCGCTTGTCCTCCAGCCGCTGTCCGCAAGCGCGGCGGCCGTGGCCGGCGCAATCGCCGAGTCGGCCGAGAAGGTGCTGCGCGTCGCTGAGTTCGGTCCCGCGATCGCTGACGGCCTGCGCGCCTCGAAGCCGGATCTCCTAGCCGCTGTTGTGCGTGTAACGCACGAGGCTTTCGATAGAGCGGACACGCGCGCTGCCGTCGATCATGGCAAGAAGCTTGGTACTGGAATCGCTGGCGGCGTGGCCGCATCGATCAATGCCGCGCTAAATGTGTCGGCATTGCTCGGACGCACGATTGCGAAAGATGTAATCAGCGATGCAGACCTGAACGAAGCTCAGCGTCGCGTTCGCGTCGCGATCACGGAGCTGGCGTTGGAGGCGAAGCGCGCAGGCGGCGAGGCTCAGCTCCCGTCACCTGTGGCGAAGGCGCTCGAAGAGCTACGGTCTCTGGCCGAGAATCCGGTCAGGTTCAACTTGCTGACTGAGATCAGCGAGAAGACTGAGAAATCCGTCTCGACGATAGAGCTGTTCACGCGCGCGCTACGGGCCAGCGAGGCGCAGCTACTCGATCTATTCGGAGCGGCGGCAGAAGGGCCCATCGATCGCGCAGAGATCGAAGTCGAGCGCCTGCGTGAGCGCGTCGAAGCGACCATTCGAGAGCTGTCGGCTGTTGGCGTTCCACAACAAACGCTTGATGCGATCGCTGGTGGACTAGGCGCTGCGATCGAGAAGGTACGTCAGGAAGGCCGTGATGCGGTTGCCAAGCAACAGGCCGAGGTGATCGGTGACTTCCAGGCACTGATCGACAAAGCGCGTGAGGCTGACGAGGCGATTACACGTGCGCGTGCCGACGCGCTTGCTGGCGTGCTGGATTTGGAGGCAGAGACACTCGGCGACACCGCGAAGCGCGTGGCTGACGTCGAGTCCAGGGTTGGCAAGCTAGTTTCAGAGCTTGAGCAGTTCCGGGATAGGCGTGCAGCGGCCTTTGACGTCACCGAAGATGAGCTTTCCGGAATTGACGCGCTGATCGAGCGCGCCATTGCTGCCGGGATCGCCATCCAGGCTATTGAGGTTGACGACGGGGCACGCCGCGAGGCCGAGGCCCTGGCTGAATCGGTTGAAGCCATCGCTCGCGCTGCGGTTGATTCGTTGCCTCCGGTCATGCGCGGCGTGGCTGGAGTTGCCGCGTCGTTCGAGACCTCGCGGCTGGCCGCCGAACGATTGGCCGAGGAGCAGACTCGGTCGCTTGGCCTCGCCGGCGATGCAGCCGAGCAGCTCCGCAATCGGATCGTCGACGCCGCAGAGAAGGCGCAGCAGGCCGCTGCCAGCGGTGCTGCGTTCGACCTCGTTCTGACGCCAGAAATCGAGATCGAGGAGCAGTTCATCGAGGCTGAACTGATCGAGAAGATCGGTCCGGCGCTAGAGGAGTTCACACAGCAGTTCAACCTGCTGCTCAAGGACGGACTTTCGCATGACGAGTTCGAGCGCATCAAGGCCGACCTGCGCGCGCTTCGCGAGGAGGCCGTTTCCGTTCAGGAAACGATCCGCAACTCCGATGCCGCATTTGCCGCCGGCTTTTCGTCCACGCTGTCGGATCGCGTGCGCGCGACGTTCGACGCTTTCGCTGATGGGGCAAAGCTGGCTGGGACGGCATTCGACTCGTTCGGATCCGGACTTGGAGATGCAATCGCAGACGTCGTGCTCGGCCTCAAGAGCGGCAAGGACGCCATGCGCGAGTTCGTCCGAGCGTTCGTCGCAGATATCGCGCGCGCTATTTCGCAGATCATCGCATTCCGTATCGCGTCGCAGGCACTAGGCTTGTTCGGAATCGGTGGAGGAGGCACAGAGATTCCAGGACCAGGGCAGGAACTCCAGTTCGCACACGGAGGTGTGATGCCAGGAAAGATGCTTGGAGCCGGTGTGGCAGCCTTCGCCTACGGGGGGGTGATGGATGGACGCATGATCGGCCGCGCCGGCTCTCTACCTATCCGTGCCTACGACTTCGGAGGCGTTGCAACGTCACCGCAGATGGCGCTATTCGGCGAAGGGCCTGGAGCCGAGGCGTTCGTGCCGCTTCCCGGACCTGGCCGCGGAATCCCTGTCGAGTTCACAGGAGGCGGAGGTCGCGCGCTGACGGTTCAGGTTACGTATGCGCCGACGATTCAGGCACTGGATGGAGAAAGCGCGCGGAACGTGCTGGTGCGAGAGGCGCGCGTCATCGGCGATATCGTGGCCGAGCAGGTCGTCACAAACTCGCACCGTGGCTTGAGTCAAGCCGTCAACGGACGCGGCGACTCTATACGGACGTAGAGTCGTGGCTATACCTGTCGCCGATAGTTTCGACGCTGGATCGACCGCCTACGATTCGGTTCTTACCGGATCCTATGTTCGGTTCATCGGTTGGTCGACCGATATGGCTACTGGAAAGTCGATTGCATGGACGAAGTACGGCAAGGCGTACACTGGACACTGGGGCTTTGACGGAGCTGGACAAAAGCCGCTCGTATCGACCACTGGATCGCAGTTCGGTGCGAATGTTGGAACGTCAATGCCGACTGGATGGCTGCTGCGCGATTTCGAAGATGACGACGTGTCTGTCGAGCTTGGGTTCCGCATCGGCATGTCGGATACGTCACTTGTTGGCGGCATGACCATTAGGATCGGCGTCGCCGCGCGCGTGCGAGCACAGACTCTAACGGACGGCGGAACAGCCACAGCTCACCTGCTGAATGGCGAAGGGTATTACTTCCTGTTTGCATGTGATCTATCGCAAGCGCCGAACGGCGCGCGGTTCTACCTCGTGCGCGTCAATGCTGGAGCGACCACTGTGCTAGTCGCTTCTCCTGCCGTCGGCACAGGAGATTTCCTTGCATGGTACTCGAATAATGCAGCGAAACAGATGCGCCTGCGTGTTCGCACGAATGGCGGTAACGTCGAGCTGGAAGGATACACTCGTACCGGAAGCGGGCAGGAGGTACTGCTGCTATCGGCTACGGACAGCTCAGGCGGTAAGATTACAGCGGCGGGCCGTTGCGGGTTCTTCTGTTCAAACGAGTTCTTGGAATCAGTGCGAGCGATTGCACCACGAGTGAGCTTCTTCGCCGTGGCAACGTGGGCCGGAGTGCTTCATTCGTACGACGATTGGACAAGGTATGCCGCGAGCATGGCAGCGTCAGTCGCTCAGACGTTCACAGGTGCGGCCTACACTTCGTTCTCGTTTGACGGATACGACCTCACGTCTGGATGGTTCGGCGACCTAACGAGCCTGTCGACATACTCTTCGCGCATCGCCAGGTCTGGCGATCGCATACAGTTCGATTCTTCCGTATCTGACAAAAGCGGTTTCTACCTGTCGCGGCGTATGGAAGACCACGACAGGACGCAGGATCGAAAGATCGATTTCGAGTTTGCGTCTGGCTCGATGGGGGCGTCAGGCGTTACCCGTAAGGCCGGAGTAGCCGTGAGGTGTTCGACGCTTCGCCAGGTTCCCGGCATGACGCCGGATACGTGCTATTACGCAACGGCCGAGCTGATCGAGGACTCGCTTGCCGCCAGCATCAAGCTATGGCGCGTGCGAGGAACGACTGTTCTTCTCGCTCACAAGATCACAGGCGTAACGATCACGAGGGGGGTCGTGTACGAGCTGCGGCTGGCTGTCGCGACGCTTGCGGTTCCCGACCCCGTGGAAGGCTTCGCACGTCTCAAGGTGTTCCTAGATGGCGTGCAGGTCGTTCTTGTCGACCCGACATCTCCGATCACCGGAGTATTCGTCGCGGCAGACGGGACCGTCACGGACCAGTCCAGCTCGCGCGTCACGTCTGGCTGGGGAGCCGGCGTGTACATCGGGTCGAAGGTCGGCGCCAATGCGCACATTCTGCTGAATGACTGGGATGTTGGAGATACGGCAGGATCGTCGTCGACGGAACAGAGTCAAGCTACGATCGCCGTCTCCGCTTCGGATGATGGCGTGACCGGCACGTTCTCGGTCCCGTATGACTGGTCTACCCCGATCGAGGCAGACCTTATATCGATCCGGCATGAGCACGAAGATGGTGGAGCATACACTGCGCGCGCTCGGTCGGTTCGCGCGCGACGCTGGTTACTCGGTTGCTCTGCGGCGACGGAAGCCGAAGTAGACAGCCTAGTCTCGTTCTTCGACGACCACGACGGAGACGCCATACCGTTCACATTTGCTCCGCCGATCGGGCCCGACGTGACTGCTAGGTTCGTCGGCGGTACGCTTCAGGCCGAAAAAAAGGACGCCGGAGTCTACGCCTGGAGCGTTGTCGTGGAGGAGGTTGCCAGTGGCTGAGAATGTCGGCAACATCATTCGATCGCGGTCGCGTCAGCTAGAAGAGGAGTGGCCGTTTATCTGGTTGCTCAGCGTGGAAGTTCCAACCAATCCGGCCACTAGGTATCGACTTACGAACTACGATACAGCCGTCGAGCACGACTTTTCGTCTCTAGGCGTGCCGCTAGTATGGTCTCCGTTTCCGATTGTTCACGGTCCGATCAGGCTTGATGGCCGAGGCGAGCTTCCGCGCATGGAGTTCCAGATATCGAACTCGTCGCTGGAGTTGGTACAAGTTCTCGATGACTACGACGGGCTTGACGGGCAGCCTGTTTCGATCAAGTTTATTTCTGTCCTAGAGCTGGCTGATCCCGGCGCTGGCCTACGGTTCGATGGACAGGTAGCAGCATGTCGCAGCACCAGCGATCGCGTTACGTTCGACGTGTCCGCTGCAAACCTGGAGCGCGCGGTTGCTCCGGCAGAGCGTTATATGCGATTCCACTGTAGGTACTCCGACTATGGCGGACCGAGATGCGGATACGATCTGACTAATGCAACACTAGAATCTGCATTCCCTACTTGCCAGAAGACGCTCGCAGCTTGTCGTGCGCACGGTGATGCAGAGGTTGCGGCCGGTCTTCCTAGACTGCATCCACGGCGCGGCGGTTTCTATCCAGGCATTCCGAGGGTGTCTCGCACATGATCGCTCGCGAAGGATATCGGTTCTATTACGACCTGCTCAACGTCAGGTATCTGCTCGGCGGTCGTGATCCAGCCGACGGACTTGATTGTATCGGAGTCGCGATGGAGTTGCTGCGACGCGCACGCGGAAGCGTACCATTCGAGGCGTTTCCGTCTTCGAGAACGTACTCAAACGACCTTGTGGCCGCTAAGAGTCTAAGCGCAAATGACTGGTGGGATCGCATAGGAGACCGGCCAGGATCCGCCAAGCAGATCGGCGACGTTATCGTCACACTTCATCCGCCTAACTATGTTCCGCACGTTACGGTTCTGGCAGGCTCTCGCGAGCCGCGCGTCGTGCTATCCACGCGACCTAATCGCGGAGTGTATGCGGTTCCTTTGGCGCGCGTATCTTCGTGGGGAGAATGCGCCGGCGTGTATCGGCTGCGGAGTGCGGCGCCATGATCCGCGCCAAGTATATCAGCAACGTGTTCGACCCTGGCCGCAGCGCCGTCGAAGTGGTCGAGGTATTTCGCGACGGAATGGTCGCGGCTGATCTTGCTCCGCGCGGGTGGGATGGCCTGGCGCGCTACTTCTTAGGGCTGCGTGAGGTTCAGGCCGATCATGCGCTATCTGACGGCGATGGGCTGGTCGTTGTGGCCGTTCCTGCAGGCTTCACAGTTCCGCAATTGCTCACGTACGTCGCGTTGTTAGCCTCGTCGTACTTCATTTCCCGCGCGCTGATGCCGAAGCCGCCGCGCCAGCGCGACGACGCGACCAGCCCAACGTATGGATTCCAGGGCATCCGTACGAATCGAGTCGAAGGTGAGCCGATCCAGGCTTACTACGGCAAGATTCGAGCTGGCGGTCAGATCATCAACGAGTACGTCGAGTCACGCGGACAGCTCGGCAGCTTCTACAATGCGCTGATCTCGTACGGCCACGGCCCAATCCGCTCGATCATGGGCCTAACGGCAGATACTCCGGTCGATACGCCGCTGAGGACGGGCAGCGGCACGAGCGAGATGCCGCGCGGGTATCTGTGGATCAACGAGATGGACGCCGCAGACATCGAAGGCGCAGAGGTCCATGTACGCCTCGGATCACTTGAGCAGGAGCCCGTGATCGGATTCGAGTTCACGTCTCAGACAATCACTATTGACAGCAGTATCAGAGGCCCAGTAGCAGCAGATGACGGCAGCCCGGAATGGGTCTTCGCTGGATATAACCGTATTCCGCAGCTTGCAGACGACGGGATTACAAGCTCTGACGGGTTGTGGGAGGCTTACGGCGAATCGTACGACATGCAGGCCAGCGAGTTGGCTGATGAGTTCACCGTCGTCGTCGAGTTTCCGCTCGGCCTATCGAGGATCGACGACAACACCGGCGCAGTGCAGGACTGGTTTTCAGCTCTGGCTGTGCGCTACATCGAGCTAGACGGAAACGGTAATCCGATCACGACTGGCGGGCCGGAAGGCGACGGATACGTGCGGTTACGCGCATGGCCGACATTCACAGCAACAATCCAGGTTCCATTCACGAACGAATGGCGCTTTCCTTTCTACGATCCGCAGCTCTACACATACACGACGCTTGGCAAGGTGTACCGTGCTTGGCACCTACACTCGGCGCTTCCAGATGCAGAAGCGTACGCTCAGCGCACTGAATTCCTTCCGACTCCACTACAGGAAGTCACTGACGGCACGCGAATGGGAGACTTCTCGCTGGAGTGCTGGGTCCAACTTCGACCGACAGATCCGCGCATCGTATCGACTGGCGGCAACGATCTTCCGGACACGGACCTGACGTCTCCATCCAGGCTTGTGCACTGGATGAAGACCACGCCCGGCGGGCAGCGTGGCGGCTTCGCTCTAGCATTCGACCTGCGCACGTTCACGGCTTCGCCTGGACACACGCGGCAGCGAATCGTCCCGGTGCTGCGCTTGTGCGATTCATCAGGTACAGAGTACGTCATCTTCGAGAAGCAGAACGAGCTGGGTTTACCATCGGGTGTCTTGCACCTGGCGGAGCAAGGAGATTCGGCCGGAGCGTATGCGCGCGCAGAGACGTGGAAGCAGGTGATCGTTACTTATAAGCGACACGCTATCGGTACGGTTGACCGTGCGCGCATTTACGTCGACGGCGTAATGTCGATCGAGGAGTACGGCGTATTCGATGTCGGGTTTCCTGCGGCAAGCACTGGTCCGCTCGTTGGGACGACGTTTTATCTCGGCCGCAATCCTAACAACTCGGCCCACAACTTCCACGGGTGGGCTGACGAGCTGGTGCTATGGTCTGGCGAGATGAACGCCGATGACGTACGGCGCGCATATGCTGGTGGGGCTGGTCGTCCTGCGCCGGCAAATCCTGTCCTGAACATAGACGGCAGCACGCGGTTGACTCGCGTCGTGCGTTGGTCGTTCGACTCTGGCGGTGGAACCGGAGGAGATCAGACAATCCCAGGCTTTGACGATTCGCAGGTCAACACCTATGCGCTGACCACGGTCTACGCTGGCAGTGCTCCGGCAGCCGCTGCGATGAGTGCGTGTCAGATGCAAGGATTCATCGATACGTTGGGGTCGACGAATACGCATAAGAAGGGGAGATACCGCGTCGAGGTCATGCGCGGTCTTCGGAATCAGACGACCGCGAGCAAGCCGGATACGATGCGCTGGCGCAATCTGATCCTGCACACTAATGACCTGCTCGCGTACCCGGAGACTGCTCTAATAGGAGTAAAGATTCCAGCGTCGTCGCAGGTGAACGGCGCTCTGCCGAATATTACCGCGCTGATCGAAGGTCGCATTGTGAAGGTATGGGATCAAAACTCGGTAGAGAATCCGACCTTCCTGAATGAATACTCTGACAACCCAGCGTGGTGCGCTGTTGACTTGCTGTTATCTCCGACGTTCGGAATCGGATGGGCTGTCAAGAACCGCCATCTGATAGTGCAATCTTTCCAGGACGCGGCCGACTATTTCAACGAGCCGGTGTATGACCAGCGCGGCCGACGGCTGGAGTACCCGTTGTGGTCGAACATGCGCTATTCGGCCACACTGATCTCCGGGCTATATCCAGGCATCGAGATCAGCATGTCGCTAGTCGATCTTCCGAAACACTGGAAGGTCGGAGGATTCATCGCATGGTACGGAACTCCTGCAATCACCGCCGGTGGCGGCCCGTTCCAGGATACGAACGTCGCCGACGCATCAGCTCCTGGAGGATACGAGATCGCCAAGATTACAAAGTTGTTCACGGCTGCATTCGTGCAGGTGCGTTGGACTGGATCGCTTCCGCCTTGGAATGAAGGTCAGTATTTGTCGACTCAGATTACTGGAGGGCTTGCTGGTACGATCGAGGGTCGCGAACGAAGGTTCGTCACATCGTGGGCGCTCGACTCGGCCGGATCTGCATGGGAAAAACTGATCGAGCTGCTATTGCCTGCGCGCACGGTTCCTCGCCGCGTCGGATCGCAGATCAAGCTGATCGTCGATAGACCGAGGGATGCTATCGACCTAATCACGCTTGCGCAGGTTGAGCCAGGATCGTTTCAGGTTGCGTACGAAAGTTCGCGCACGAAGGTAAACGCCATCGACGTTCAGTTCCTCGACGAGGACTTGAACTTCGAGCGATCGTTAGTTCCGTACGAAGACCCGGAGATTCAGTCGTCAGCCGATTTGTCGAAGATCCGAAGGCGCAGCGTATCGATCGACTCGTGCTCGCGTCGAAGTCAGATTCTACGACACGCCATGTTCCTCGTACGGCGTGAGGCAGCTCAGAAACGCAGGATCAAACTACGCGGGTCGATGGATCTTATCGGATACGAGCCCGGAGACGTAATCGTCGTTTCTCATGACGTGATGGCACGCGGCATCGGCGGACGGATTCTTGAAGACTCAGCAGACACAACACACGTGAAGCTGGATCGGTCGGTAACGATCGAGGCTGGCATTTCGTACAAGTTACTCGTGCGTCGAGCCTCAATGCATGATGGCGTTCCGCCGGAGTCAGCCGACGTCGATGAGGCAGCTACTGGAATCGGCGTACATCCGATCGGCGACACGATTACGCTAGCATCCCCGTTCGCGCGCGAGCCGGCAAAGAACGACGTATATATCTTCTATGCAGTCGGGTCAGACTTGCAAGTTACTATCGACTCGATCACGACCACGCCAGATATGCGCCGCGAAATCGAGGCGTCCCAGTACGACGCGACCGTGTACGACGTTGAAGGTATCGACATATCGCCAAACTTCGAAGATGAGTTCGATACAGAAGGACTTGCCACAGGGCGCGGATCTCCGCCAGGGGCTCCTCGATCCCTGCGAGTATCCGAGACGCGCGTTACCTCGGCTAGCGGCGGAACCGTTCCAGGTGCTGCGCTGTCCTGGGAACCGCCCGATAGCGAGTCGCCGATCGGAGGGTACGACGTCTATATCGGGCGCTCACGCGGGGGCTGGCGGCGGGCCGCGCGATCAGGTCCGGAAGAAACGCGCGCGATCGTTTCGCTTGAATCGTTCCCGGCTGGGGCGCGCGCCGATCTCTCCGTCGTCGCTGTGTCTCCGCTCGGAGCTGCGCGCGCTCCTGATTCCGGCGCGTTGGCATGGATGACTATATCCGCGCGCGAGGCCGCGCCACCGGCGCCGTCGTCGTTGTGGCCTTCGATGATCGGAGACCTTGCAACGTACAGGCTTGTATCTGGGTCGGCATCCAGAACAATCACACATCAGCTTCGCCGCGGCGGCTGGATTGTCGGACAGGTTATCGGATCGATCACGCACGGCGGCAGCGAACTAGGTCCTACATCGGACTGGGTAAGCGCATCGAACTCGTTGACACAAACGGATGCGGCGCCGATCTACGCCAGAGCGCGATCCGATGGCGGCTCATGGAGCCACTACGCGCGGCAGGAATGGGCGCCGCGCGCTATCTCCAGTGCTAGCGTCTCCGATCTGACCGCCGACTACTCGGTAGCGTGGGAAGACTTTGGTGACGGCTGGCGATGGACTGGGCCTATTATTCCGAATACAACGCTCGACGGATTGCAGGTCGATTCGGACAATGTGATGAGGTTCTCTGGATCTGTGTTAACGGGAACGTATACAACTGCCGTCCCGGTTACACTGAAAAACGGGATGGCAGAGCCATTCTACGTCTCAGCGTTCGCCGTCGCCGATCAAGTCTCTCCGGTAACTTGGGAAGAAAGCCCGGCAACATGGAACGAATCGCATCAGCACACCTGGGAAGGCGCTCTTGATGAAGTTGAAGACGGTCAAAACCAAGGCAGATGCACACTTACCATCCAGGTCAAGTACCTCGAAGGCGATATGGTCTGGTCTGACTGGCGCGACTACTCGCCGTCGCGCACGACCTGCGTCGCGGCGCAGTTCCGGATCGTCGTCACACGCCCGACGAGCGCGTGGGACGTGGTGATTTCGCGGTTCTCGACCGAGCTGCTCCGGGCTCCACAAGGGCGCTGGGAGGAATCCCCCTTGCAATCGTGGGCACGAGCGCGTGTCCTAAGAAGGGGCTAAGGCATGGCAACCGCAGTCGGGATGTTCGAGCTGCTATCCGGATCCGGCGACGCTACGACGGACGGTCGCCACGTCGACATTGCTGCGACGGCGACTCCTGGAACGCTGCTTCACACCGCATCGATCGGAACCGACTACTGGGACATCATTACGATCGAGCTGGCGAACCGCGATACCGTCCAGAGGACTGTAACGATCGAATGGGGCGGAACTACAGCAGCCGATCAGCTGGTCTACACGTTACCAGCCGGACTCGGTGCGGTAGTTGCCATTGACCGCCGCAGGCTTCGAGATTCGCACGTTGTGCGCGCGTTCTCCGACTCGGCGAATAAGGTTTCGGCATACATCGAGGTCGATCGTTACAGGGCGCAGGTGACATGAGCGGAGCCAAGAGATTTCTAACGATGATAGGGCTTGGCCGCGCGCTGCGTCTTACACCATCGTATGCAGGCGAGAACGGTCTGGAGATCGTCGAGGGCACTAGCGGAAATGCTCCGGTGCTACAGCCGTTTGCGAACGGGTCCGATACCGATCTGAATCTGTACCTGTTCGGGCTCGGTGTAACCGGCAAGGTGTACGTCAACGGAACTATTCCGGCTTCCGCAACGCATGCCACAACGCATGAAGACGGCGGCTCTGACCCATTAGACGTTACCGACCTTGCCGGATTCCCTGGCGGAGGTACGACATTTCTTCGTGACGATGCGACCTGGGGAGTGCCTACGCCTGGAGCGCACGCCACGTCGCACCAGCATGGCGGATCGGACGAGATTGCGACGGCGACGGCTGGAGCCAACGCGATCCCGAAGGCTGGAGCTGGCGGCAAGCTCGCCGCAGGCTGGGTGCAGGAGGTACTCGCACTTGCGGACCTAACCGACGTGACCGCAATCACCGGTGCTGGGACGGTCGTGGTGATGAGCGAAAGCCCGACGATCAACACGCCGACGCTGAATGCTCCGGCCATCGCCGACTTCACCAACGCGCAGCATACGCACGCCAGCGCGGGGCAGGGTGGGCAGCTTGGAACAAGCGCACTGTCCAACGATGCGGTGACGTACGCAAAGATTCAGAACGTCAGCGCCACGGATAAGGTGCTCGGGCGGGCATCAGGTGGTGCAGGCGACGTGGAGGAGATCGATTGCACGGCCGCCGGGCGCGCGCTACTGGACGATGCCGACGCTGCAGCGCAGAGGACGACCCTTGGCCTCGGCACGCTCTCCACGCAGAGCGGGACCGAAACCGACTACGTCAAGATCGACGGCACGCGCGCGATGACCGGCGCGTTCAACGCTGGCGGGCTCGCATTGACGAACGTGCTCCAGATCAGCGGGATCAACGGCAGCGTCGTATTCGACCTGCTGAATACCGAAAGCTCGGTCAACTACTTGCGGGCCATGTCGCAGGCGGCCAGCGGCGGCCCGCGTCTCCAGACGATCGGCAGCGACACCGACATCGACCTGATCCTTGAAACGAAGGGCGCCGGTGTCGTCAAGACGCGCTACTCGGGCAGCGCGGTCGAGGTAGTGAACCTGTCGAAGGCGCAGAGCCTCACGAACAAGACCTTCGACTCGACAAGCACGATCCCGGCCGCCTCGATCACGAGCGGGACGATCGCAACGGCTCGGCTCGGCTCGGGCACCGCCGACAAGACGACCGTCCTTCGCGGCGACCAGACGTACGCGCCCGTGCAGATGGCGGTCTGGTTCTACGCCGTCGCCAGTGCGACCGCTACCTGGACCAACATGCCGGCCGCCGACACCTTGTTTCTCGGGAACGCCAGGCACATCACGAAGGCCGACCTGACCTACTTCTCGCAGGTGCGGCTCTGCTGCAACAAGATCGGCACGGCGGCGCATGCCGGGGCCACGCTGCACCTGCGCTACCACACGGTATTCAGCTCAACCGTCAGCGACTTCGTCATCATCGGTTCGAGCGCGGTTTCCGTGGCAGTTGACGCATCGAACACGTACCTGGACTCAGGTTGGATCAACCTCGTCTCCGGTGCCAAGGCCGACGTCTTCCTTGCCCTGGTCGGCAATGGCGGGAACGGCGCCGTAAACCCGCAGTTCGGGGCCACAGTTGCGTACTTTCGCTGACGCGTCGGTCATGGTTCACCTAACGGACGGCGGCCTACGCCTTGTATTCTCGGGCAAGCACGCGGTAGCGTGCCTGTCGCGGCGAGTCAGGAGGGTTTCGTGATCCGCATGGGGGCCAACGCTATGCCTGCGACGATGATGTGGAGCTTCTCGGTGCACGTCGTCTGGGCCGAGGTGCCCAGCTGCTAAAATATCATGGCGACACGTACCTCGATCATCACGTCTCTCTCTGGACAAGATCGCGTATCCGATTCTCGGGTTGTCTTGAATGAGTCGATCACGAATCGGCATTCGCTCGATCGCGTCGATATTACGTTCGCGGACACGCCGTTCACCGCGCTCGTTACAGACCATGCCGTTATCGTCAACGGAGCTGGTGGCGCAGTCACTGTCAACCTGCCAGCTGCGGCCGACGCAGAGAACCTAGTCATCACGATCGTTGCGACTAGCATCGCTGGAGGAAACGTCACGATCGACGGCAGCGGCGCTGAAACGATCGATGGCTCGGCGACTAAGGTGCTCTCTTCCGCATACACGCCAGCGCGACTGTTCAGCAATGGGACGGAGTGGATTTCTGTATGACCAGTCCCGCTACCAGTCCCGCTATGCGCTGGGCCGAACGCTTCGCGGCGTACCTGCTTCTGGTCGCCCTGCTTGTCGTGCTCTGGGTTGCATGCACGTCCTGCGAAGCGGTAACGCCGGATGAGTTCCGCGCTGACTACGGGCGCGGGATCGGCTCGCTCGCCACGACGGGCGGGCGCGGGATCGAGCTGGACGACGAGACCCAGTGGGCGTCGGTCGGCTTCACCTGGCACCTGAGCCAGCGGGAGGTCGTATACGCGCCGCAGCCCGTGCCGCGTGACCTGTGGCCGCTGCCTGAACCGCGCGGCGAAGATGTGCCCTGGGAGCTGCCCGAGACGACGCCGTTCCCGGACGCGCCAGTGCCAGAGCCGGAGCCGAGTTCTGGGTCGCGCTCGGCACGCTCGTTACCGCCATCGCCACCTACATCCAGCGGCAGACGATCTTGCAAGGCGTCGGCGCACTCAAGCGCCGCTTCACGAAGGACGAAACTCCATGCGATACCTGATCCTGGCTCTTTTCTGCTCATCGTGCCTCGCCACAACGAGCGATCTGCGCGACATGGCCGACGCGCTCCGCAAGGACGGTAAGGAGTCCGCCGCGAAGATCGTCGACGCCAAGGCCGAGGAGATCGAGGAGCGCGCCGCCAGCATGGCGAATGATCTCACGGACCCGATGAACCTGCTCAACATCGGGCTCGCGGCGCTGCTCGGCGGCGCCGGCGTGAACTTCCACCGCAACCGCACGCGCAAGCGGGCGCTCGCCGGGCTGGCGGCGAAGACGTGATGAGCCTCGCTGGGCTCATCGTGCTGGCTGGCGGGCTGACCGACTCCAGCGCGACGTTCGCGCTGCCGGATCCGCCGCCCTGGGCGCGGTCGGTCGAGATGTACGTCACGCACACGCTATCGGTGCGCTTCGCCTGGGAGGCGTGGGGCGAGCACGCCACCTGGGAGTCGTGGGCGCGGGTCGTCGGGGGTTGGGACTTGGGCCAGATCCACGATCGCGCCAGCGCCCAGACGCAGCAGCAGGGCGTGTGTCATGCCCCGGACGGGGCACTGGACTTCTCCGACGGCGAGGTTGCATTCGACCGCGTCTCGACCGGGAGCGGCTCGATGTCGCTCCAGCCGAGCTACACGCTGACGACCCGCGCGCGGTCGTGGTGGACGCAGACGACCACGGTGAGTCCCCCGGGCTGGGGCCAGCTTGCCTGGCTGCACGAGACGCGCTGGAGCGCCATCGTCGAGTACCTATGGAGGCCCTAAGATGAAACTCTGCTTCTGGAGGAAGCCGAAGTACAGGATCGAGACGTTCACCGGCGCAGCCGGTAGCCCGTGTTGGCGCATCGTGAGCGCGGTCAACGGACAGATCCTTGCACACAGCGAGAGCTACTCCGATGCCGCCAAGCGCGACCAGACAGCTACAGCTGTGGCCCGTGATGCGGGTTGGGAGATTCGCAAGGAATCCTGACCCGCTGCGCGCTCCCGGGCTCGGAATCCACCGGGGGCGGCGCGAACATGGCGCGCAACATGGAACAGCGACTTGAACGCCTCGAAGAGACCGACCGCCAGCTTGCCTTGCAGCTCGCGGAGACCGCGCAGACGCTCGCGCTGATCCAGCAGCGCCTGGAGCTGCTCTACGAGCGCGCCGAGGAGACGCACTCCCGGCAGGACGCCTCCATCCTGAAGCTCGACGCGGTCGTCCTGGGCACGCACGACAAGGACGGCCTGCATGTCCGCGTGGACCGTATCGAGAACGCCATCCTGTTCTTGCGCTGGATCTTCGGCGGCGGGCTGGTCGCAGCCGGGACCACAATTGCCTTCCTGTGGCGGATCATGGACCAGCTGGGCAATACTCCGTGACAGCTTTCGCGCACGACGACTGGATGACGCTAGGCCGAATTGTCGTCGCTCACGGCGGAGTCATCATCACGGCGCGCGATGCGCGAACAGTGGACCTCGTGCGCGTCCGCCGCCTGGAGCTGGCTGGCCTAGTCTCGTCGCGCTGGGTCGGGCCTGCGCAGGCCTGGGCGCTGCGCCCGACGCGGGCCGGCCGGCGGGCCTGGAAATTATGGCTGGCATGGCAGGCAGAGGAGATCGCCGATGCCGTCCGGGCGGCCTGGGCGCGGCATCCAGCCTAGCCGTCTGGCAGGCGCCTAGGGCGCGTCCGGCTGCTAGATGGGCTGGCAGCCAGTCCCGTAGCCAAAACGCTCTTGGGAGGGCCCAAGGGCCCCCAGGGAACCGCCTGTCGTAGCAGCAGGCCTACCGCCGTGCGCGTGAACCCGCCGCGCTGCCTCAGCGATCAGAGCCGCGTCGGCCATTCCGCTGTCAGCCTTTGTGCGGAGCCGCAGCGAGGGCCACAGCTCAGACGCTGCCAGGACGGCCGTCTGCTTGATGTCGCGGCGCGGCCTGCCGGCGAGGACGAGCCGTTGCCAGCCCTTCGGCGCGATCCGCAGCGTCGGCAATTTAAGCGCCGCTGTAATCCCGAGCCATAGCCCGAAGCCGACGCCGAAGGAGAACATCGACGCGACGCCCTGACCCGGTATCGAGTGGACGTCCTCGATGGCGACGCGCGGCTCCCAGTCGTTCGCGATTGCTTGGTCCATCATGTCGCGGAGCAGGCGGGAGCACTCCGCGACGTTGTGCTGCGTGCGGCCTTTCGTAGCCGGCACGACTGGAGTACGTTCCACGTGGAACATCGACCCTTCCGGTCGCAGTGCCACGACTGCTCCGCCGAGGCCGGGATCGATGCCGATCCAGGAAACCGGCGCTGCGCTCATTTCGGCGACTGGTCGCGCACGAGCGTCATGCCGCCATCGGCGCGCTCGACAATCCTACCGATCGGCGGTCGGTCGCGGACTTCCTGGCGCGCGGCTGACGCCTCGCGTAGCAGCTTCTCGCGATCGGCGGTCGACAGCGTTCGCAGGAACGCTCCCCAATCACGTCGTGTTGATGACGGCGAGGAGCATAGCGGGCAGCGATTCTGCATCGGGCGGGTCTCCGTTGCAGGTAGGCGGGGCGCCCGGTTGCCGGACCCGCCGGGTCCGGGCGCCCCTTGAGGAGTCGAAGGAGATCAGCGGGTCCACCGTAGGGCAGCCGCCGTCGATAGAGACCCTAGAGCCTGGAATCGACGGCTGCAACACCGCGGCCAGTTTCGGTCAGACGTCGCCGAACGGAACCGCGCGCAGCTCACCCTCGGTCGCTTGCGCGGTCAGGACCACTACGCCGGCCTCCTTAGCGCGGCGAGCGACCTCGGCCTTGTGCTCAGGATCGAGACCTTCCCAGGCTTCCTGACGGTACGGAAGCAGCCCGCCTCGACCGACGGCAGCAATCGCGGCCTGGAGCGCGATCGTGTCGCGCTCGCCCTTCGACAGCTCGCCGAACAGCTCCTCACCGCGGTCGGCGGTCACGAGGTAGATCCGCCCGTCGCGCAGGAACAGGCCGCTCGGACGTACGGCATCGACCAGCTCGGCGACGCGCGGCCAGACCTCGGCCGCAGCTTCGCGGTACGCATCGGCCTTCGCCTTCTCTCGCGCAGCCTGTTCCGAAACCTCGAACGCTTCGGCCTGCTTCGTCAGTGCGGCCCGCACGACGGCGCCGCGTTCCTGCCGCTTGCGGCAGGACTCGACCTCAGCGCGAAGCACGGCGAGTTCGCCATCGCTCGGCCCAGGATCACCCTCGCCGGCTTCTACGATCACGCGCACGGACTCAACCGAGCGCGCGGCAGACTTCGCCGATTCGAGCGCAGCCGTGGCGGTACGCAAAGCTGATGCGCAGGCTTCCGCCTCCGCGCGGCGCGCGGCCTCATAGACCTCTGCCTCGTGCAGCGCGCGCTTGGCTTCGGCCGTGCGCGTGGCGGATTCATCGCGCGCACGATCGGCATTCGCCGACGCGATCGATGCAGCGTCGAAGGCGCGGAATGCAGAATCGACGTCGCCGATCGCTTGAGAGCGATCAAGCGTTGCCTTCGCCGCCGACCACGCCGCCCTACGCTCGCGTGCGTTCTTCGCATCCGCCTCTGCGCGCGCCAGCACCCGCAGGGACGTCTCCGTCGCCTGTGCGAGCGCAGCCTCGTCATGCGGTTCATTGAGGTCGATACCATCGAGCGACTGGGCGAGCGCGTGCGCCTTCGCGCGCATCGTGTCCGCGACCATTTCCTGACGCCGCGCCTCGACCTCGATTGCACGCTTGAGAGCGGCGGCCATCTCAGGCATCGATTTCGCGGCAAGCGTCTTGGCGTCGGCCAATTTGATGACGTCGACACCGCAGCCGACGCCGACCGTGCGCAGCGAATCGATTGCGGCCTGCACGCCGGCGAGCGCGCACAGCACGCGCGCACGCTCCATGTCGGCGGCCTCTGGATCCTTGATCCCTGGATCCGCGAGCACGGACGGGTCGAGGTCGCAGTCGAGTGACTCCACGGTCAGTGCGCCAGCGCGTGTACGTCGCCGGCTAACGACGAGCCGCGCGCCAAGCCCAGCGACCTCGCCCTCTGACCGGCCATCGCGTACAGGCAACTCGTCCTTGCCGCCAGCGAGAGCGTGGACCGCGGCGATCGCGGTCGATTTGCCGGATCCGTTCGGGCCTTCGAGCACGACCACGCCACCGTCAGGCGGCAGATCGATCTTGAGTCGGTCGATAGGACCGACGTCCTTGATTGCGATTTCTCGCGACATGATCTCCAGTCTCCTTCGCTTCACAGCACATCCGCGGACTATCCGCAAACGGTGTACGTTTCAACGCGTGCGCAGCCAGGACGCGAGTCGCGCGAGCAGCGTCTCGAATGTCGGCGCATCCCAGGAGGCAACCTGCCTCGCCGCACCGTCGCGCACAATCAGCGTGGCGCGCGCCTCTGTCGGTCGCGCTCCAGTTCGACCAGAAATCAGGCCCCAGCGCAACGACGCTACGCGCTCCATCGCCTGCACGGAGCACGTCGTGGTCATCCCGTTAGGCGCCGCGAGGACTTCTGCCAGGTGCTGCGCTTGACCTGCGGACAGGCGCCCAGCAGCGGCGCGCGCGACTTCCCAGCGTGCCAGGAGGTCGCGCGCGCGCTCAGCAGCGCGGGCAGCGTAGGGCTCATCGCGTGTAATCACGCAACCCATCCTACCATCAGCTCGCCGACTGCCAGTCCTGCGCCATCTCGGCATCGGGCGGAATCCAGGTCGAGCGAGCCGCGTCCTCGCGGATCAGTGCTCGGTGGTGCTCATCGCATAGCCGCGCTCCGTCCTTCCAGCCGCGCTCGCGGCATAGTGCCGCGCCGGGCTGGTAGCGGACTTCCCATTCCGACTGGCACGCACGCACATCGCACAGGTACGGGTGCGCCTGAAACCGCAGCACCAGCCGCGAAGGCGTCACGGCTTCCTCCTTGCGCAGTAAATCGGCGTAAAGGCGAGCACCGCGAACAGCGCAGCAACAGCTGCGAAGATCATCCAGGCTAGGATCGCTTCGAGCATCTTATCCTTGTCTTTCTTCCACGCTCTCGGTTGCACGGCCCTTCGCCGCGCGTGCAGGGTCCGCCGCGTGCAGGCGGCGTGGAATCGGATCCCGTCCGCTACCGGCGCGCGTTAGGTGCGCGCCGGCAGCGCGTCGTTAGCTTCGCATCCGCAGACCTCTGACTTCCGCGATCAGATCGCGCGCCGCGTCTTCGAGCGCGATCGAGATGTTGGCGTCCTCGCCGCTCTGATCGACCGGCATCGCGATCCGCACGGTTTCGGCGAGCTGAAGGATGAGCTTCTCGACCTTCTTCGCGTCGGACCAGAGCGGATTCAACTTCCGCTCGATCGCGTCTTCGTCATGAGT